CCGGCCACCCAGAAGTCCAGCGGGGTGGTGGACACGATTCACAGCCGCGCGATGCTCGTCACGCTGAGCGTGAGCGCGTTCCAGGCCCGGCGGTTCGATCGGAAGGTTACCGAGAAGGTCAATCGAGAGTACGCCGCCGACGAGCACGCGGGGCGCTACAACAAGCATCTGTTCGGTGGCACCAAGCACGCGCCGTCGCATTCCGCCGTCCTGAGCGCCGCGAGCGCGGCCCGACAGATCCACTACGACAACACGCTGCCCTGGAACGATGAGGGCTGGAGGCTTCTGCCGACCTCGAACTACTTCGTCTATCAGGAGCAGATGCGGGAGGTGAGGGAGCGCTTCGAGCGGGCCGTCCGGACCTTCATCGAAGACTACCCCAACCTGAAGAGGCAGGCCGAGACGCTCCTGAACGGGCTCTATCGGGAGAGCGACTATCCGAGCGCTGGCACGCTGCAGAGCCGATTCAAGATGGCGGTGGACTTCTCCCCGGTACCTACGTCCGGAGACTTCCGCCTCGATCTGCCTGCAGAGCAGATGGCCGACATCGAGCGCACGGTCGAGGCCCGTGTCGCGGCGGCCACGAAGATCGCCATGCAGGACGCGTGGCGCAGGCTGTACGAGGTCGTGGAGAAGTACCACGAGCGCCTCAGCAACCCGAAGCCGATCAATCGGGCGCGCCTGGTCCGGGCCGGTCTGGAGATCGTCGAGGTGCTGAAGCGGCTCAACGTCACCGACGACCCCGACCTGGAGAAGATGCGGCAGCGCGTCGAAGGGGAGCTCACCGTCCACGAGGCGGTGGACCTGAAGCAAGACGAGAAGCTGAAGAAGGCGACGGCCAAGAAGGCCGGCGACATCATGAAGGCAATGGCCGCGTTCTACACGCCCGATGAAGAGGAGGCGTGAGGCGGGGTGGTGGACGCGAGAAACAAGAGACGAGGAGGTGACCCAATGAAAAGCCCGCTCGGGTCCGTTGACCCGCTGAAGAGGCTCCTTGCGGCGCGAACGAAGCTGGTCTTCGATGAGCCGTTCTTCGGTTCGCTCGCGCTCCGCCTGGAGTTGAAAGAGGATCCCACGTGCGAGACTGCCTGGGTCGATGGCAGGACGCTGGGCTACAATCCCGAATACGTCGCCAGCCTGCCCAGCGACGAGTTGCTGGCGCTGATGGTGCACGAGGTCATGCATCCCGCGATGGGCCATCCCTGGCGCCGCTCGGGTCGCGATCACAAGAAATGGAACGCGGCCTGCGATTATGCCATCAACCCGACGCTGGAGGAGGCCGGATATAAGCTTCCCGACGGCGTGCTCCTCAACCCCGACTTCCGGGGGAAGACGGCTGAGTGGATCTACGACCGGCTGCCAGATGGGGACGGGGACGACGGGGACAAGGGAGGCGGCGCCCCCGACGGGCAAGGCCCGAACGATCAGGGCCAGGCCGAGCCGAACCCACAGGGCGAGGTTCGAGACGCGCCGGCAGACACTCAGGAAGATGCGAGCACCGAGGACGACTGGCAGCAGGCCGTGCAACAGGCCGCCGTCCAGGCCAAGCGCCGAGGCGGTCTGCCAGGGTCGCTGGATCGGTTCGCGAAGGCCGCGCTCCGCCCGAGGGTGGACTGGCGTTCGGTGCTATGGCGGTTCGTTCAGGAGCAGGCGCCGACCGACTACACGTGGTCGATGCCAAACTCCCGGTACATCCCCAGCGGGCTCTACTTGCCCAGCATGAGGGCGCAGGAATTGGGCGAGATCGTCTGGGGCTTCGATACCAGCGGATCGGTGGACGATGTGCTGGTGGCGCAGTTCCGCGCCGAGATCGAGGCGGTGATGGAGGATCTCAAGCCGACGCGGGTCCACGTGATCTACTGCGACAGTGCCGTGCACGGGATCGAGACCTTCGAGCGCGGCGACCCGATCGAGCTTCACCCGAAGGGCGGAGGAAGCACGAGCTTCGCGCCCGTCTTCGAGGTGGTGGACGCAGAGGGGATCCAGCCCGCCTGCCTGATCTACCTCACCGACATGCGAGGCACGTTCCCGCAGGACGCGCCCGATTATCCGGTGCTGTGGGCCACCACGAGCTACGACCGGGAAGCCCCGTTCGGCGAGAAGGTCTTCTGCGGCTGATGGCCGCTCTGGCTCTGACCTACAACGTGGCGATGGCGGCGGCGCGGGACGCCGCCAATCGCCAGATGTTGCGCGCAGGCCGCGAGGCGTGGAACGAAGACGATCAGCGCCTCGCGCACGAAACCTTCAATCGACTCTGGAGAGCAGACCATGAAGAGGATCATCGTGACGGACGTGACAACGGAGACGTACACGGTGCTCGTCCCTGATGAGGCGTACCCGGACGGCGTGCAAGACCTTCTCGACTCCGGGGCATCGGAGAGGGAAGGGTTCCTCGACCGAAGCGTGCACGAGGTCGAGTGGGAGGAGTGGACGTCGGCCCATGCCGAGCGATGGGGCGAGCCGAAGCTTGGGCGCACGCTGTTCCCGGTGGCCGACCTTCCCAACATGGAGGAGGCCGATCGACTCGGCTGCAACTGGCCGCCGAACAGCCGAGAGCTCCGGGTGGCGACGACCGGTGAATTTCGCCCGCCGATCGCGGGCGAGTGGTATCTGAGCGGCGCCATCATCGAGGGCTACAGGGCGCCGAGTGATCTGCACACCCCGTTCCACATCGCCAGGCTCGTCCGGATCCGGCAGGTCAACCGCGAGGTCGTGGTCGCCCGGATCTGACCGCGCCACGTCAACCCTGAACCATCCACGCAATCGCGAGGAGTCACCATGAGCACGAACAACAACCCCGTCCGGGCAGCGCTGCAGGTCATGATCCTGGCGCCCGGGATGAAGCAGTATCTGGAAGAGCACGACCCGATGGCGCTGAAGCAAGCCGAGGAAGCGCTGGCGATGCCGGAGCGGGCGAGCGCGCCACAGTACACCCGCGTGTACCCCGACGGGTCGGAGCAGGAAGAGATGACGTCCGACGACGTCGAGCGGGAGATCCTGAACGACGTGATCGACCGGTACTCGAACGGGTTCTTCGGCAAGGTGGTGGACGAGGAGGGCAACGCCGTGCCGGTGCAGGTCGAAGTAAGGCTGACGCCGGGCGCTGCCACCTCCTGGCCGCCGACGGATGATGCAGGAATCCCGCGAGGCTACTGCTTCGCGTGCGGGCGCCCGGTCGGGGAAACGATCGATGACATCACGGGAGACTTCCTGGGCGGCGACGGCGATGTGCCTCTGGAGGAACGAGACCACCGCTGACGAGGACCGATCATCATGCGGAAGACCAAGAGCGCGCGGCAGGCCCTTGCGAGGCTTGCCGCGTACATGGGCGTCGAGCTCGAACAGGTGAGCTCGACGAAGTGGAGGGTCGGGGGCCCGGATGCCTGGCCCAAGACCACGAATCGGGCGCTCGCGATCCTCGCCGACCAAGCGATGCGCCGAAGCGACGTGACCCGAGAGGAGGTGAGGAAAGCCGTCAAGTGGTATGGCGTCCCACGAACGCTGGCAGGCGTGAGGGGCTGGGAGCTCGAAGCCCTACGCTGGCTGAGGTGGGACCCGTGAAGCTGCCGTTCGGATGGGCCCTGTTCTTCCGCCGCTGTTGTCGGTGCCAGCGGTGGGGCCTGCCGTTCATCGATCGAGACTCCGGGACGCGCCGACACGTGTCCCATACGCTCTGCAGCGCCTGCGAACAGGCGATGGAGGAGGAAATTGACGCGCACGATTCGCGAGGTGGACGCGGCAGTCAGGATCCGGAGAGCGAGCCAAACGCCCCCGGATCCGCGCACAGTACACACCACAAGTGAAGGAGCCGTCACGATGATCTTCTATGCCATCGGGGCCACGAACCACGAACCACGCTACGAAGGCTCGAAGCGGGCAGCCGAGAAGGTAGCGCGAGCGATGGCGCAAACCGGCAACTCCGCGACGATCGATCGCTGCACTACACCCGAGGGCTGGAGCGTCAGGCAGCTGTTCCTCGACGCCGCGAACGGCATCGGGTTCATCGGGACGCGGACCTGGGTGCTCGAATACACGCCGGTCCGGGTGCTGCCGAAGAAGGACCCGGACGACCCGTACGAGCCCGCCCGCTACGCCGTCCGGAGGAAAGAGCTCCCCGAGCCGGTGCTGCTCTACCGCAACGATGGAGGATCCATACGATGAAGCATTTTGCGATCACGTTCGACGTGCACGGTGCCGGGTTGCTTCTCGCGGCGCTCCGGAGGTGAGGACTCATGGCAGAGACAAGAACCATCGAGGGGAGGACCTGGACCCAGGGCGACGGACCGTTCCGGCTGAAGCGCAGCGCCCAACGACGCGCCGACGACTTCAGGGCAGAGGGCTATTACGCCCGCGTTATCAGGGAGCGCGACTGGTACGACGGCCGAATGCGCTACTTCATCTACGTCCGCTAGGTGAGCACGATCCAGAAAAGGGAGAGGGTACTACGATGAGGGCACCGGCCCCCAGGACCCGAGCCGAGCGCAGGCGGCAGCTGAGGCAAGGCCGCAAGGAGTTCGAGGCCATGACGACGCTGGCCGAGCTCGATAACCACCCGTATCGCTACTTCAGCACGTTCGACGTGAGCAGCTGGGTCGAGGAGTGGCTGGCCATCGTGGGCCGCTTCCCCGATCCGGAGACCTGGGCGGCCTGGAACCCGCCCGAGGATCCCACCTCCCGGTTCGGATGGGAGAGCGCGAATCACGTCGTGCTCGTCTGGTGGCCCACGGAGGGCACGCGAGACGAGAAGGCGACCGGGGTCTACATGAGCTTCAAGCGCAGGGACAAGGCCCCGATCGGTGACTGGCGCCTGAAGCAGCGGCTGAAGAACGCGATCCTCGGAGACGAGGCGGAGGGATGCGAGCTCTTCCCCGCCGAGAGCCGCCTGATCGACGAATCGAATCAGTACCACATGTTCTGCATGCTGCCGCCCCACCGCCTGGGCTTCGGCTTCAAGAACCGGACGGTGCTCGATGGCGATGGGCTGAGCGACCACGGGCTGCATCGCCAGAGGCCGCTGAGCGACCAGGGCGGGCCGCTATGAGGCGGACGAGGGGAGGCGACGCCCTGATCATCGCCCAGGCGCTGAACCACATCGGGTGGTACCGGCGCCGGAACGTGCTGTACTGCCGAGACGAGTATGGGCGCTGGCTCTGTGCGCCCATGCTCGCCGACGGCCGACCCGATCCAGACCAGACAGGCCTGCTCGCTCATTGCCTGAGCGGGGAGGCACTCGACCACACGATCCGGTGGCTCGAAGAGCAGGAGGAGCGCCGGATCCGAGCCGCGGAGAACTGACCATGGCCATCCCCTTCACCCAGTATCTGCTCCCGGACGGACGCACCACTGAAGTCACGATCAACCGACCCGAGGCCGTCGAGAAACAGGCGCGCGTGGTGAGCGAGCACGGCTGGCGCTTCGAGTGCGAGCTACTCACGACCGGCGACGTGAGCCTCACGGTCTTCGACCCCACGAAGGGCGAGGACGTGGCGATCGAGCTCGTGCCGAACGGGCCCCTGGTCCCCCCTGCCGTGGACCGTCTCGTCGGCCAGGCCGTGAAGCTCGTGCACGATGCGCAGAGCTCCTCATGAGCGCGCGAGGCGGGTCACCCCAGGTGACGTTCCGGATGGGCCCGGTCGGGGACGAGCTCCTCGCCCGGGCCGACGGAACAGGAAGCCCGGCGTGGGTCGCGAAGCGCGACCTGATCCGGTACTACCGCGTGCTCGAAGAGGGCAGGGAGGAAGTGCGGGCCCTGCATCTGGAGCGAGGGGAGGCCGTGCTGTTGCTCGACCGGCTCAATGCCGGGCGCGGGAACCTCCGGGCCCGGATCCTCTTCGGCGGGTGGGGCCCCACCCTCACGGGAAAGCTCGAACGCCTGAGCGCCGCGGGATCCTTCGCCCTGCTCGACGCCGTCGAGCGGGCGAGGAGCGCCGCGGACCCCATCGCCAGAATCCTTCAGGAGTGCGGGGTAGCGGGGGGCGATTCGTCGCCCCCCGCGTCCACCACCTCATAGTCCTACTCTCCCAACGTTTTCCAGCCCGCAGCCTATCCTACCGGTTCCACGTGGAACGATCCCACCCTTCCGCACCATACCCCACCCCGTCCCACCTCTTGCGAGGCCCATCCGGGACCACTAATCTACGATGCTGACAGACTCCATCGCACCATATCCCACCGAGGTCCACATGGCAGAACCCAACCCCACCCTATGGGACTACGAGGACGTCGCGGCGTACCTCAAGGTCTCCCCGAAGACCGTGGAGCGCTGGGCCAACGAGCGGCGGTTGCCGGTCGTGAAGGTCGGAGTGCTGAACCGGTTCGACCCGGACGACATCCGGGAGTACGCCGCCAGGCACAAGATCCCCGCGGGCGCGATCGAGGAGGGGGAGCCCGAGGGCTGAAACGGCGAACCCCCGGCGCACGCTGTCGTTGCGCACCGGGGGCCGTCACCGCAGACACACTTCCTCTCGACAGGACGATAGTCCATGGCAAGCCCCGAAGCAATCTGGACCCCGGAGCCCGGCGTGTACGAAGACGTGTCGGCCTCCCAGTACCACAGCTGCCCGTACGCGTCCAACAGCCGCCTGGGCAAGCTGGTGCCCCCCAGTACGCCGTCGAAGCTGAAGGAGAGCATCGACCATCCGCCGAAGCCCGAGGACGAGAAGAAGGTCTGGAAGGAGGGCAGGGCGCTGCATTGCGCGATCTTCGAGCCCGATGTGTTCAAGGATCTCTATCGGGTCGCCGGCACATGCATCGGCGAGACCCAGAAGGGTGAGCGCTGCAAGGCGACCGGCTCCATCCCGGTGCATGGCGGCGAGGTCTGCAAGACGCACCGAAACCAGTATAAGGTGCGCGACGACGTGCTCTTGATCACGCAAGCCGAGGCGGAGATGATCGCCGGCTGCACGAAGGCCTTCAATGGCCATCCGCTGACCGGCCCGATGGCGCGCAACACACGCGCAAGCCGCGAGCTCTCGGTGATCTGGGACCAGCCCGTCCCCGCACTGAGGCCCGAGGAGCAGCCGATCGTGGTCCGCATGAAGTGCAGGGTCGATTGGTACGACCCGGTGATCGAGGGCGGGCTCGCCGTCGATGCCAAGGGGGTGCGCGGCGCCGACGAGGACGAGTATCGGAAGCAGGCATTCTACAACGGCTACCTGCGCCAGAGCGTGATCTACCGATGGGGCCTACGCGCCAACGGCATGCCGGCCAAGACGTTCGCCGGGGTGCCGATCGAGAAGGTGCCGCCCTATGAGTTGGTCGTCTACTTCCTGGGCGATGAGGCCACGGGCCCGATCTGGGAGCCCGGCATGCCTGCGGCCAACATCTCGAAGCACGTCCTGCTACTGCTCCGTCTGTGGCATACCTGCCATGAGACCGGGGTCTGGCCAGGATTCCCGCCCAGGACCCAGACGCTCGGCCTGCCCGAATGGATGTGGTCGAAGCTCGACCAGATGGACTCGAAGATCCTTTCCACCCTCGACGACATGAAGGGGTGATCTCCGATGGCCCTGATCAAACGCAGCATGTTACCCGCCCGTCCCCAGGAGCTCGGCAAGATCAAGATCGGGGGCAAGGGTGAGGAACGGCAGAAAAAGAACAAGCCGGGCGAGACCTATCAGTTGCCGGTGAAGTACGACCACTTCGTGGTAACGACCCGGACGCGAGGGCCCGACGGCAACTTCGCGATCGACGACCGGATCCATGCCCATCCCAAGGTCGGGCAGAACCCCACCGAGCTCGATGCCATCCTGATGTATCCGGAGATCGAGCAGAACCTGCACACCGAGCTCGTCCAGTACCAGGGGCGCACGAAGGTCGTGGCGTGCGACGGCGAGGCGATGACGGATCTGAAGTCCGGAGAGGTCAAGGAATGCCCGAGAGCGGCCGGCGGGGCCTGCGCGTGCAAGCCGTATGCGAGGCTGCACCTACACCTCCTCGCCTCGCCGTTCTCGATGGGCTACCACGTGTTCCGCACCACGTCCTGGGAGACGACCAACAACATCCAGACGGCCCTGGAGGAGATCCACGAGAACTTCGGCAGCCTCTATCATGCGCCCGTGCGCCTGGTCCTGTATCCTGCCGAGGATCACTACATGGAGGGCAACATCGAGAAGACGAGCAACTCATGGAAGGTCGGTCTCGTGTTGGCCATGGGGCTGGAAGAGGCAGCGGAGCGCATGGTGCAGGCGAAGCGCACCATCGCCGTGACGCGGAAGACCCTGATGCTCTCGGCCACCGAGGTGATGGAGGAGCTCGACGAGCGCGACAAGGAAGAGGCGGACGACATCCACAAAGAGTGGTTCCCGGACGAGCCGCCGACCGACGCGCAGAGCCTCGACGACGCGCTGAAGGCCCAGGACGAGGACGCAGCGCCGGTCGTGGAGGCCGACGTCGAGGAGGATACAGGCCAGGCGGCGACCGAGGCGATGCCGGAGAGCAACCCGGTGCCGGAGGACAGCCCCGCTGAGGCGGCTTCCCCGGGGATGATCACCCAGGTCACCAACCTGATGGCGAAGGCCAGGGAGGCCGGGGTGCTGACGGCCGAGATGGAAGCCAGCGCCGAGCTCGCGGTCTCGCGCGGGGAGGCGGTGCTGGTCAACCGCATGCTGTCCGAGCTCAGCATGGCACTGATCAAAAAGCGGGCCGAGGCGGAGACCGACGCCCAGGGTTCTCTCCTGAAGGACGGTTGAGATGAGCGACGAGAAGAAGCGTGGCCCGCACCTCGTGCGGATTGTGGCGCGGATGATCCAGGGCCTGTCGATCGCGGTCGTGCGGCATCTGCCCGACCGGGGCCTGATCCCCATCAGCGGCAAGAACGGGTCGGGCAAGAGCAGCTTGCTCGCCGTGGTGAACGGGGCCCTGGGGGGAAGGACGCGCGTGCACGAGCGCGTGGTGAATGACGAGGCCCCGGATGGGAAGGGCTACATGATGGTGGAACTGGAAGGCGGATGGGAGATCCGCCGCCATCACACGCCGGCGAACCCGAAGGGCTCGCTGTACGTCACGGGCCCCGACGGCGGGAAGCACGGACAGGGCAAGCTCGATGAGTTGACGTTCGGCGTGGATCCCGACGTGCAGAGTTTCTTCGGGCTGCCGCTGAAGCGGAAGTACGAGATCCTGATGTCGATCGGGAAGGACCCGGACCTGCCCGGGAAGCTCGAAGCGGTGAAGGCCGAACGGGAGAGGCTCTACGCGGAGCGGACGCCCCATATCTCCACCCAGCGGAAGAGCAGGGCGGTCGAGCGGCCGGAGGGCGAGCGGCCGGAACCGATCGACACGACCGCGGAGATGGACCGCCTGACCGAGTTGCAGGCTCAGGCCATCGAGCTTGAGAACCTGTGGAAGCAGAGGGATCAGCACGTCACGAACCGCGAGGAACTGCTGAAGGCGCTGGAGCGTGCCGGCTCGGCGGTGACCGAGAAGATCATGGCGGTCAACGCGGCGCACGCGGCGCTCGAACGGGCGCAGGAGGAGCTCGAAGCCGCCCGGGAAGGTCATCGCGAGATCGGCCAGGAGATCGAGGCCGAGGATGCGCAGATCGAGGCTTCCACGATCAGCGCCGAGGCGTTCCCGGACCCGACCGAGGAGATGGAGAAGGTCCGAGCCAGAATCCGTACGGCCCAGGCCGTTCAGGAGGCGCTGGAGCCCTGGAAGGCGTACGACCGTGCGCAGCAAACCCTCAGCGATGCGGAAGCCGAGATCGCGCGGCTCGAAGCCGAGATGGCCAAGCTGGAGGAGCGGCGGAAGGCGATGATCGCGAGCGCCGAGATCCCGGTGCCTCACCTCACGTTCTCGCCGGAGGGTGAGCCGCTCTACAAGGGCAGGCCCCTGGAGCTCGCGAGCGGCTCCGAGCGCACGAGGATGGCGCTCGACGTCGCGGACGCGAAGGGGCTGGGCTTCACCCTGATCGATGAGGGAGACGTGCTGGACGACGACACGCTGGCGGCGATCGCCGAGGAGGCGGAGGCGTCTGACCTGCAGGTGTTCATCTGCGGCACGGGGCGGGCACTCGATCCCGGGATCCACGTCGAGGATGGGGTGGCCTGGGCCGAGGGCGACCCGAAGCCCGATCCCGATCAGGAGGAGGTGCCGGACGATGAAGACTGATCTGATCCGGATCCAGTGCGACCACCCGGACCATCCACATTTCAGCGTCACGCATCTGCAGGAGGAAGTCACGGTGAGCCGCGGCTGCGAGACCCCGGTGCTCGACGGGGTCTGCGGCCGGCCGGTGAAGGTGGTCGGTCGGTACAGGAAGCTCGGCGACGAGGCCGAGGAGAACCGCCGGGAGATCCTCAGCGCGCTGATCCTGAAGATGACGGCGCCCGACGAGTCCGTGCTGTTCGCGATCACCCGCCAGGGAGCGAGCGACACGCTGCACGACACTCAGTGGCTCGTCGAATACATGGGGAGGCGCTCGCAGCAACTGCGCACTTCCTCGCTCGTGGTCGTCGATGGTACGGGCGCGGTCGTGGCACGCGAGATGGGCCCCGAGGCCGCGCGGCGATGAGCGCGGGAGAGAGGGAGAAGGTCTGCCCCTGGTGCCATCGCACCCTCTCGAAATGCCGGCAGCCGATCGACGAGCGCTTCCCGAAGGCGGCGCGGGAAGCGCTTCAGGCCGAAGGCTACGTGGACGTGCCGACATGCGGGGAGGGGCAGAGCCGCGACTTCAAGCTCACCGGCTGGTGCTGGGACAGGGCCAGGTTCCACCCCGACTGGTCGGGCCCGAAGATGACCGAGAACGAGCGCCGGGGCTTCCCGGATGCCGACTGGAGGATCTGATGCGAGCCCACGGGGCATACCGGGGAGGGGACGTGAAGCCCTACTACGAGGACTCGCACGTCACGGTCTACAACGCCGACGTTCTGGCCGGGCTCCGTGCCTTGCCCGACGCCTCCGTGCATTGCTGCGTGACGAGCCCTCCGTATTGGGGGCTACGTGACTACGGCGAGGACGGGCAGATCGGGCTGGAATCCACGCCCGATGAATACGTGGCCCGCATGGTCGAGGTGTTCCGCGAGGTGCGTCGGGTGCTGCGGGATGACGGGACGCTTTGGCTGAATCTGGGGGACAGCTACGCGGCCAATGGCGTCTCCGGGTTGGCGATCAAGGGCGACACATCAACGCTAGTTGGTACGGCGAACGCAGCGCACACCGCGCAAAAGAAGGCTGTCCCGCCCGGCCTCAAGCCCAAGGATCTCGTCGGCATCCCGTGGCGGGTAGCGTTCGCGCTGCAAGCGGACGGGTGGTGGCTGCGCTCCGACGTCATCTGGGCCAAGCCCAACCCGATGCCCGAGAGCGTGACGGACCGGCCCACGAAAGCCCACGAGTACGTGTTCCTGCTCAGCAAGAGCGCGACCTACTTCTACGACGCGGATGCGATTGCGGTACCCGCGAAGTACGCAGATGAGGCGAAGTACGACAACGGACAGAACGGCCACGGCGGCGGCGTCTCTCACGCCGGACAGGGATCAAGCACGCGGAAGTTCCGCAAGAGCGACAAGCAACGTGGGCACGGTCGTAGGCACGCGGGATTTAACGACCGATGGGACCACATGGAGCGCACCGAGCAGTGCAGTGGTATGCGCAACCGCCGCACCGTCTGGACGATCACCACAAAGCCGTATGCTGAAGCCCACTTCGCCACATTCCCACCCGAGCTTCCGACGCTCTGCATCAAGGCCGGTTGTCCAGAAGGCGGGACCGTGCTGGACCCGTTCGCTGGATCTGGCACGACGCTTTGGGTAGCGAAGGAGCATGGACGGAAGGGTGTCGGGATCGAGTTGAACCCTGAATACTGCGACCTAATCGCCCATCGTTGCAGCCAGGGCGTGCTCGACCTCGCTCCCGCCACCCCCGAGAGGGAGGAACCCGAATGAGCGAGAAGCGATGGGCCGACATGGAGCGCCACCTACGGCTGCACCGAACGGGATCGGCACCGAAGAGCTTCACCCCTGTGGGCATGACCGCCGAGCAACTGGATCTCTGCATCGAAGCCGTGCAAGCGATGAACCGCCGCGCCCCCCAGGGGGAGCCGAGCGACTACCCGCCAGACGTACAGGCCGCGTGGGACGCTTCCGTTGAGCAGGTCCACCGAGAGATGGCGGCTGGCGCATCCGCCGACGTGGAGGCGCTGGTGGGGGAGCTGGAGGTCAACGCCAAGTCCCTACGCTTTAACGAACGCCGCCTGTCCGAGCTACTGACCCGGGCCATCGCCGCTCTCCGCTCCCGTGCTGGTGTGGATGACGATTGGGGCGAAGACAATTGGGAGGAACCCGAATGAGCGAGAGCGGTGATTTCTGGCGGGCGTACAAGGATCAGAAGCGCGCAGCGAGGCGGCATTATCACGAGTGCCCCACATGCGCCGAGCGGTACGGAACAGGCACGAAGGTCGAGCCTGGCCACCGCTGTCGTAACTGCGGCTGGGAGGCGCCGAGGGAATCCGCCCTGACGGGCAGGAGGTGGAAGGACTGGACCGAACCCGGGCTGTGACGTATCGATCAGCCAACTGAACCCCGATCCGTGGAGGAAGAGGTATGGGAGCGATGAAGCTGGATAAGGTCACCCTCGCCAGCGTGAGCCGCGGCGCCGCGCCTCAGCTGTTCGAGTACGAGTTCAACCGGGTGCTGAAGAACATTCAGGACCCCAACACCGACCCGGAGGAGGAGCGGTCGATCACGCTGGTGGTCCGGTTCAAGCCGGCGAAGAGCCGGGAAGAGGCCATGACGCGCGTACAGGTGAAGAGCGTGAAGCTCGCCTGCGCCCGGGCCGTGGATGGCCACATGTTCATGGGCAGGGAAGACGGCACCGACTCGAAGAGCCCCATCATCGCGGTCTGCCAGGACGCGAAGCAGGAGGTGATCGAGTTCGAGGACGTGCCGCCACAGGCCAGCCCCCCCACCGATTCCCCCGAGAGCGAGCCGCAGCGGGCTGAGCCCGACGTGCACCCGCTCCACCGCAACGCGGCCGGCGACAGCTGACCGCAAGCTATCCACCATAAGGAGATAGGGCATGGATGGAACAGGCGTAAACGCCATCAGAGAGATGGCCGAGAGAGCCGCCGGACAGAACGTGGTCGTCGAGGTCGGCAATGCGCTGCTCAGCACGATCCCGCTGAGCAGGCTCCCGAAAGAGCACGCGCCCGACGAGCCGAAGACGCTCTGCGTCAACACGCTGAGCGCCCTGATCGCGTACGTCGAGGAGAACCGGGACGAGTTCGACCTGTCGGCGTGCATGGTGCACGTGGTCGGGCCACAGCGGGTCGATCTACTGAGCACCTTGCAGGAGCGCGGGGTCCGGTTCTGCTACATGAGGGCCGCGTGCACCGACCTGGCGCGCGACATGCTGAACCTGCGCATGCTCGAAGCGAACGTCATGATCCAGTCTCGGGTCGCGGACGGGGGGCACAAGGCCCAGGTGCTGAAGATCCTGGGCGGCGTCGCGGACGAGAGCGAGGTCAAGGTGGCGGACGATGGCCGAACGCAGAGCGTCACGACGCGCGCCGGTGTGAAGGTCACGCTGGGCGACGAGGTCGGGATCCCGAACCCCGTCATGCTGGCGCCCATCCGCACGTTCCGGGAGATCGAGCAGCCGCTGGCCCCGTTCATCTTCCGGCTCGAACGGAGCTCCTCGGGCCCCATCGCCTCGCTCCATGAGGCGGACGGCGGCGCGTGGGAGCTCGAAGCGATCGAGCGGATCGCGCATTATCTGCGTGAGAACCTGAAGGTGGAGGTCTCGATCCTTCAGTAGAAGGAAGGGCCGATCGTTGGCCCTGCGGGAAGCCCGGGCGGAGGCAGGCGCAGTCCAACCTTACTCAAGAGGAGGAGTCGGCTGTCGGGTATGAACGACCGCCCCGCCCGGGCGAGTCCCAAACGATGGGAGACACCGAGTGAAGAGCTACGCACGTACGACCCACAACGTAGGGAGGAGAACGATGCCCGAGCCCACCCTGAAGCCGATGGAAGAAACGGCACGCGGGATCGGCGAGGCGATCGGCCACGCCCTCGACCAGCATGCGGAGCGCCATCCACGCTCGCCCCGAATCGGATTCACTCTGATGCTGTTCGACTTCGGATCGCCGCCGGGGTTCATGACCTACATCTCCAGCGCTGACCGCTCGACGATGCTTGAGGCCATGGAAGAGTTTCTGGACAAGCACGACCGGCCGAGAGAGGGCCGGGCCGCCATTGAGAGCCTGATCGCCGAGGTGGATGGCGCGGACAACGGATACTGCCAGCATTGCCGCAGGCCGCGGTACTACGACCTGACGGGCCACGTGAAGCCGTGCACGAACCCGGAGTGCTGGAGCGTCCGGATCCGGAAGGCGCTGAACCTATGATGCGCACGCGCCTCTACGAGAAGATGAGAGCCGAGCACATCCCGACGGGCGACGCCGGGCTGTGGTCGGTGCGTCGCATGCCGGCGCTCGACGGCGAGAACCGGGGCCGGCCGATCACCGTCCTGCGCTGCATGACCGAGGCCACGATGCAGCATATGGGCGACGTCGTGATGGAGGACTCCGCCCGGGAGCTCGCCCGGCATATGCCGGTCGTCCTGTTCGCGTCTGGCCGGGTGCTGGTGACCGGGCTGGGCCTCGGCTGCGTCGTCAGGGGCCTCCTCGCCACCGGCCACGTCGAGCACGTGGACGTGGTGGAGAAGAGCGCCGAGGTGGTGAAGCTGGTCTGGCCGAGCTTCGGCGCCGAAGAGGCACTGGGCCGCGTGACGCTTCACGAGGGTGACGCCGCGACGATCGAGTGGCCCGAAGACAAGCGATGGGACTACGCATGGCACGATCTCTGGGTGCCGGAGGGGAACAGCGCGCTTCAGGTTCTGCACACGAAGCTGTTCGTCCGGTATCGAGGTATGACGCTCTTCCAAGGGTGCTGGGGGATGGACCGTGCGACGCGCCGCGTGCTGAAGACGCACGCCGATGACCCAGACTGGCTCCTGACGGGCCAAAGGCCAGGGTGATGTCCTGGGCACAGAAGGACCCCGACAGCGAGCTCGTGCGCGAGATCCATGAGCTCACGAAGAAGCTGAACGAGCGACTCAGGGATGCCCGATCGCAGGGCATCAAATCCGAGGCGAAGGCCAGAAAGCATGATCTGGTGGATGGCCTGGCCAGAGTGCATATCCGCCTCTATCGCGACCTGGGAACCGATGGGGCGACCTGACTTCAGGGGCACGTACCCCGACGCGTGGCCCGAGAGGTCCCTACAGACCAAGATCGATGCCGGCTTCCGGTGCGTTCGCTGCCTGCATCGAGGGGCCCAATGGGTCAAGGCCCCCAACGATCCTGAGATGGTCCGCGCGGCGCTGGCGCGCGAGGGCAGCTGCACGGCGACGGCTCGGATCGACCGGGTCGAAGGTGGCGCATGGATCCGGAGCGGGATCCTGCCATGCGACGCAGCGTGCCGTGGCCATCGGGCCGACGGGAAGACCCGGGTGCTGACGGTACATCACCTCGACAACAACAAGACGAACCTCCGATGGTGGAACCTGGCGGCTCTGTGCCAGGTCTGCCATCTGCAGATCCAGGCGAAGGTGGCGGTTCGAGCAACCTACATGCTGCCGCACTCCGACTGGTTCCTGCCATACGTGGCCGGGTTCTACGCCATGAACGTGCTGGGCGTGGACCTGAGCCGGGACCAAGTGGAAGCCAGGCTGGTCGAGCTCCTGATCGCTGGCCAGCCCCATCTCGCCGAGCACTACCTGGCGAGGCTATCCGAACCGCGGGGAGAGAAGCATGGACATCGAATTGATCGAGATGGCTCCGGAGGAAGCACGTGAACGGCTGAAGGCGTACAGGACGTCGATTCACATGCATGCTGATGCTGAGTATCAGGCCGCTGCGGCCGGATACGAGGCGTTGGGTATGGGCACGCCGCTGATCCAACTCAGCGAGGTGATCCGGGACGCCCCGGTGGATGAGCATCGCAGGCCGATGCTGGCGGTCGCGCGAGCCGACCAACGCCAGGTCAAGGTGACGGCGCCGTGGACCGGGCAGTCCCTGGTCTATACGACGCTCCCGCACGACTTGATCAGCGGGGCCGGCGGGCCCGGTTGGGGTAACTACCTGCAGCGATGGCCCGGAGGCGAGCGAGCCCATCGGTTCGAGGTTCGGGGAGGCACGCCCGAGCGCTACGGGTACGCGCTGGTGCCGATGGTTCCGCCCGAGGCCCTGCAGGCCGTCGGTGGCCGGGCGTCAGCGCTCTCCGGGCATCTGATCCTGTGGGAAGTCGAGCAATGGCACGACAGGGCCCATGGCGCCCGACCCGACTACGATCCGCTGCTCCTCAAGCGGCTGCATGGCGACCTGTGTGCCGTGGTCGCCGCCTGGGACCTGACTCCCGTGGAGCGAGCGATCATGGCCGGAAGGGCCAGGGGCGACTCATGAACACGCGCGAGCGCAGCGCGATGGCCGCCCGGCTGTCCGAGGCCACGCCGTTCACGCCTGGCGCGATCGTCGTGGTGCTGTACGACGCCCAGGAAAGGCTGAAGAGCCTGGACGTCGATCAGCGCACGATCGACGCTGTGCTGGAGGGTTACGTGCTCCGGTTGATGGCCATCGCCGAGCGGGAGAACATCAAGCTCGTGGACGCGGCGGTATACCATCCTGCCCAGCTGCTTCCGGCCGCCGTGGAAGCGATGATGCTCCGGGACAACGCGCCCGAACGACGAGCTCCTGCCAGGCGAAGCGGCTTCTTGGATCGGCTCACCGTCTTGGGCATGCTGATCGCCGCGGCGTTTGTCATCAAGGATCTGCTGACGGAACGATGGTGGGTGGCCGGAGCCACCATCGCCCTGATCGTGATATGCGCGACCAGCTTGGCGAAGGCCCACGTGGGGGTGATCCGTCGGTGGGACGGGGAGGCGCCGTGATCCTTCTCCTCAAGTTGTACCCCGTCGTTGCGGCGGTGTCCTTTATCATCCTCGCCATCACCCTTAACAGGGATCCCGAATGAGGTCCACGCGGTTCGCGAGCACCTCGTGCCCGGCATGCGGCCACGAGCTCGATACCGCAACCGACATGCGCGGTTGGGCCGGGGTCGAGCCGGGCGACCTGGGGGTGTGCCTGTACTGCGCCAGGATCCATGTGTTCACCAGGGACGGCCTCCGAGCGCCGAGCTACGAGGAACGCCTGGAGATGAACCGCGACCCCGAGATCCGACGGTTGGTCGCGAGCGTGAAGACGTTGATCGGACTCCGGGCGGCGCGCGACCCGGAAAGAATGCGGTAGGAATGCCATAACAATGCCACGAGAATCGGGAGGCCCGAGATGACGCTGTTGACCAGCTACGATGATGCGGATCTACTGCTCGAATTGGCGAGGCGCGGGGTGATCCACCCTACCCGGCTGACCTTCCTTCACCACGTCCAGATCCTCGATGACGGATACCGGATGACGCACCCGCTCGACTGCGACCTGGCCACGTGCCCGTTCGATGATGCTGCGTCGCGCTGGGGCCCGGGGGTCAGGCCGCCGGGTCTCTACGCCATGCCCAGCACGGATCCCGAGGAGTTGACGCCGGCCAACGTGGCGCACCGGGCGCATGGAGGCATCAGGGTCCCGACGAATGCGGAGCTCGCCGAAGCGATCGCGCATCTCCGCAACGAGCTCCTCGATGAGATGGGGTCGAACATCGCGGCGGTCGAGGCGGCGCTGGACGAGCTCAGGTCGGAGGTGCTCGGATGACGGAGCGAGAGCGGGTGGCGAGACTGCTTCACCGGATCGAGTGTGAGGAGGCCGGGGCCACCGAACAGGAAATCAGGACGTGGTGGGAGAGGTGCGATCAGGATCTGTATCTCTCTCGCGCGGACCGGGTCCTCGCCGCGGTCCGGCTTACGCCCCCAGCGGAGGCCAGCGCGCCCGCGAGGGCAGTCATGGGTAACCTCGACATCGCTGGGGCGCGGGACGTGTTCCCGGACACGGTGACCACCCTCAACGTGGCGCATTGCTCGCGCTGTGGCGATGACCACGAGGTGACCTTTCACCGGCTCTTGGAATCGGTGGAGATCGAGGGGAAGCGCTACCACTGGGAAGGCGTCTGCGCCCGCACGGGGCTGCCGGTATTCATGCGGATCGTAGAGAAGCCGTAGAGAGGAGATGGCATGATGGACAGCAGAACGGTGATCGTTGAGACGGAGATCGAAGAGGCCCTGGGTGATGCCCTGCGTCTGGCGTTCGGCGATGGGAAGGCGAACGCATGGACCGTGCGTGACGGGGCCCTGGTGCTCCTGTGGCACTTCGATGGGGGGAAGGACGTGCATCAGCTTCCGGGCGCGTTCGGCGCCGACGAACTGCTCCCGTTGGTCACCTCATGGCTTCGGGTTCAGGGCCCGCCGAAACCCAGGCCCGACATCGATGGGACGGTGCGGGAGGGTGGGTTCAGGCTCGAATCGGGCTTCGAGTGCCTGGGCAGGGGCTACGGCATCTGCTCCCTGCGCCCCGTCTGGGCGACGTACCACAAGTGAGCGGCGAGCGATCCGGGGCCGTAGAGGAGCCGAACGATTGCGAGCATGGCCCAGGGCGATGAAGATTCCCGGGATGGAAGGACGGGCGGGAGACGTCGTCGCGGGCCCGCGGCACGTCTGCTGTTCCTCCCAGGACGGTCTGGGTCGGGGTCGCGATGTCCTGCTGCCCCCCTGTGGTGGCCCGCCGCCCGATCCTTCACCCGCTCGATGCACGAGCCCCCCAGAACCCAGGAAGGGGAAACGATCCATGACCCGCGAAAGTGCTTCAAGCTGGACCCCGCAACCCCGTGCACCCCAACATGATAGGGAGGCGGTGCATGGATGACCGGGGCGAGCATCGTGCCATCTACACGGTGCTTCTGAACACGATCGAGTTCACGCAACTGTCGCCTGCAGCACAACTTGTGTGGTTCCACCTCAAGTTGATGCTAGGTGCGACGGGCATCGATGTCGTGCCGGCGGCCGAGGCCCAACTGAGCGACACGACCAACCTCTCGATCGAGGACGTCGGCCGCGCGCTGGGGGAGCTCCAGAATCCCCTACCCGATGGCATGGGCAATGCCATAGGCAATGGGATCCCCGATGGCATCGGCAATGGCATCGGCAATGCCATACCCGATGGGGGTTCAGCCCGATCCGAGGGCCACGGGGGCCCGTGGGTCATCCGTCAGGGGTCCGTTATCTGGCTCCGGAACGGGCTGGCCTTCGAGCCGAGCCGGTCGCTCGACAACGCGAACCACCGAAAGTCGGTCATGAGGCACATCGCCTGGCTCCCTAAGTTGCCCGTGGTCAACGACTTCGCCGACTACTACGGCCTCGACCGCCCGTTTCCCGGATTGCCCGATCGAAGGGGATCCCCAATGCCATCCCCGATGCCATCGGCAAGGGCATCCGGTATGGCATACCCGATCACGGAGAACGGAGAACGGAGAACGGAAGACGGAAAACGGAGTAACAGCGGCGTCGCAGCGCGCACGCGTACGCGCGCACGTGGCGAGCCCGGGACCGACGCTCCGGAGCCCCCGCCCGAGCCCGACCGGTTCGACGCCTGGATGGGCACCGAGGTCCAACGCCTCGGCCGGATCGACCCCATGACCCGCCTTTCGCTCGTCGGCCTGTACGGCCCCAACGGCACCGATGAGCGCGTGTGGCAGGACGTGCCCGAGACCGACCGGCCCCAGCTGCTCGCGACCGCCATGCTCCGGTGGCAGTCGGAGAACCACCGTGCGTTCAACGCCAGGCTCTTCCGGGCCATCCTGAAGGCCGTCATCGCCGACGGCGAGGGCGAAGACCCGGACCAGCCCGATGAGGAGCCCCTGACCGACGCACAGCACAAGCTCTACCTCGAAATCCGCGAGGCCCTGGAGGACTGCGGCATGGATCCCGAGGAGGCCGCGGCCGAAGCGATGAGCCAGGCCCGTGACGCCCCGGTAGCGCCATGAGCCGGCACGACAGGGAGCGCCGGAGCCTGACCCGGAGCGATGCCAGAGCCGAGGCGAAGCGCCTCGCACGCGCCGGATACCGGGCGCCGGACTACGGGCCGAACCAGGCCGCGGACATCTGGTGCGAGATCATCCGCGACGTCTCCCCGTCCGACTTCCGCGAGGCCGTGACCCGGTACATGCTGCACGGTGGAGTGTATTGGCCGGTGCCGTCCCAGCTGCGTGATCTGGCCATCGAGGTCCAGAGGGAGCGCCTCATGGCCACGAGTCGTGCGAACGAGAGCCCGGGGGATCCGGCTGCTCCGTGTCCCGTGTGCGGCGCGAGGCTTCGCACCCTGACCGACGAGGAGCAGGGGGTGCCGGGCGCCTCGCCGCGTCTGGGCGTCCTGCATGACGTGGCCAAGCATCGAGAGGCCGGTGCACCGTGGATCGGGTACCCGCATCTTTCGGGGGACGGAGACGAGGGACCAGAGGGCGATACGACGCTGCGCCGCATCGTCCTCGACGACTGAAACCCCGGCGGAGACCCCGGAGCGGATGAGTGAGAGCAACGGAAGCGGGCCGAGCTCGAACGGGAGCCAGAACGGCAACAAGGACGGGCTGGCCAAGCAGCAGCACGGCGGTGCGATCTATCAGGGCCCGGCCAAGAATCCGAAGCCCGGCCCCGGCCGGCCGTCGTCCGAGCTCCGGCGCATCGCCCGGCTGGGGTTCGAGGCCCGCGTGCCCGAGCTCCTCCGCATCTCGAAGCATGGGCTGCGCGAGGTGGACAGGCTCAAGGCCATCGACCTGTTGGGCAAGTACGGGCTGGGCGAAGCGAAGGGCTACGACGGCGAGCTCGTGCAGAAGCTGGCCGAGGCGGTGAGGGACGTGTTCGAGACTCCCGGCCCTGCGCTGGTGGACAACGTCATCGTCGCCACCCAGGAGGCGAACCCCAAAGACGCGATCGCCAGCACCGTACGTGCATGGCTCGATGAACGGGTGGCGCTCCTCGCGGACAACTGGAAGCGCATCATCAGCACGCACGTCACGTGACGGACTTCGACTTCTCGGACCTGTCCACGATCCGCGACGAAGTTCAGCGGCGCGACATCCACCAGGCCGTCGATCTCGCCATGAGGCCGCGGGCCCAGTCCAGGCTACCCGTGGTGACCCTGCCCTGGGCCCAACCGCTCCTGCAGCCGCGACGCTTCAAGGGCGCGAAGGGCGGCCGGTCGAGCGGCAGGTCTCACCACTTCGCCCAGCAGATGGTCGTCGAGATGCACAACGATCCCGATGCCAAAGCCGTCTGTCTCCGCGAGGTGCAGAGGTCGTTGGAGTACAGCGCGAAGACCCTGATCGAGAACAAAATCCGGGAGCTCGGCGTTGAGCACGAGTTCAGGATCATGGCCCAGAAGATCGAGCGACGCGGGGGTCATGGGGTCATGCTCTTCCTCGGCATGCAGGACCGCACCGCGGATAACATCCGCAGTCTGGAGGGGTTCAAGTTCGCATGGTTCGAGGAGGCGCATAACCTGAGCCAGCGAAGCCTTGAGTTGCTGATCCCCACGATCAGGATGGACGACTCGGAAATCTGGTTCAGCTGGAACCCAGAGAACGACACGGATCCAATCGACAGCTTCCTCATTCCGCTCGCCAAGGCCGAACCGGATGAGGCGATCGTCATCCACAGCACGTACCTCGATAACCCGCTGTGCCCCGACAGAGCGAAGAAGGATGCGGCTACCCTGCAGCGTGTAGACCCGGACGCGTACAATCACATCTGGCTCGGCGGATACAACACCGTGCCCGACGCGATCGTGCTGCATGGCAAGTGGGAGAGGAGCGATTTCACGGCGTCGGGCAGCTGGGACGGGCCGTACTACGGGGCCGACTGGGGCTTCTCCCAGGACCCGACCGTGCTCGTGCGATGCTGGATCGGCGACAACCGCCTGTGGATCGACCACGAGGCCCGAGGCGTTGGGGTGAGCCTGGATGACACGCCCGCGCTGTTCGATCAGGTGCCGGGCGCGAGGACGCACAAGATCCGGGCTGACTCGGCCCGACCCGAGACGATCAACCACGTGAACGAGCGCGGCTTCGATGTGATCCCCGCCAAGAAGTGGTCGGGCAGTCCGATGGACGGCGTCGCCGTGCTCCGCTCGTTCGAGAAGATCGTGATCCATCCGCGCTGCTCCGGCCTGATCGATGAGGCCAGGACGTGGAGCTACAAGACCGACCGGCTCACGAAGGATCCCAAGCCCGAGCTCAAGGACGGCAACGACCACGGGTGGGACGCCATCCGATACGCTCTCGATCCGATCATCCGCGTCGTGAAGCCCGGGCCGGTGGTCAGGGCATGGTATCCGGGCATGCACGAGCCTGCCGAGACTGAGGACGAGCGCACGGCGCGCCTGGTGCGTGAAGCTGTGGCCAAGGTGCGCGAAGAGGCGGGCGTCGCATGAGGGACGAGCGCACCTTGCCCAACGCTGGCGGGCTGCCGAACCTGCCCGAGAAGTCTATGCGCACGCTGGCCCGCATCGTCGGCCACATGGCGACGGGGGGATCCGTCGAGATCCGCATACGTTTGCACCAGGGGGGCGTGAGGGCGTACAACGAGACGACGTCGCCCCTCGAACCTGAAGCGTCGTCTCTGCCATCCGAGGAGGATCCATGAGTAACGAGGTGAGGTTGGGGGCGCTGGTCCGGGACCGGATCACCGGCGTCCAGGGGATCGTGGTCGGCATCACCGATTGGCTGTACGGCTGCCGCACGGTGACGGTCAGCCGGACCGATCTCAGCGAGAAGGGCGAGGTACGCGAGCGGCTGCACTTCGATGAGCCGCAGCTGGAGACGATCAAGGAGATTCACCGATGAGCAAATACACAGCGGAGGAGCCCACGATCACGCTGGAGCTGACGGTGGAGGAGGCGGCCATGGTCGCAGGGCTGGCGTACACGGCCGACCTGGCCACGGTCCAGCGGGGGCTATATGTGGCGATGGGAACGCACGTAGTAGGGGGTGAGCTGTTCGCCGAGGTGCGCAAGCGCGTGCAAGACGCCATGCCGGCGGCATGGGTGTGGAGCAAGGCGCACGACGCCTTGAAGGACATCGAGGCGCTCCCGGCTGAGACCCCCGTACCCTACTTCACCGTGGAGGCCGTCTCCTACTACGGTGGCTACGGTGGTGTCCGCTCCGCGATGTCGGACGGCGCGTTCAACAAGACTCGCGAGCCAGATCGGTTCCCGACGCGCAAGGCGGCAGAACGGGCGTTTGGGGCGTGGGCGCTCACCCATTTCGGTGCGTCTGCGTCCACATTCTGCGTCGTCGAGCACAAGGACGAGCCCCGCCCGGCGCGGTTCGTGCGGAGGGGGTCGTGATGGCGCAGTCGGCGAACACGACGCTCGATCGCGCCGAGGCCAAGGCCAAGGCGGTCATGACGGGGGGACCCGACCGCCCGGTCCCGATGCCCGACCGGAGGGTGACTTGACCCGCTGAAGCGTCGGCCCCATGATCGGGTGCCCTTCTTGCTCTTGGGCTTCCCGCACAGAGCCCCCCGGTCCGCGTCTCGATCGCTCCGCGGCCGGGGGGTTTCTGCGTCTGGTGACTTGCGCGCCGCATCGGTCGGCTTCAGACTACGGGCGCGGTCCGGACTTGCACGACCCCCAGGCCTTTCCGGCGGCCTGGACTTGGTTGGGCCCCGGCATCGTTGAGGCGACGTGCGCCCACGATGCCGGGGCCTTTCGCGTTCGAGGGGAGCTACATGGGCATACGCGAGCGACTCGCCGATTGGCTGACAGGGCCAACGGCCAACGGCCACGCCGTGGCCACAAGACCCGAGTTGGCGGTGGACGGCCGGAAGGGGATCAACCTCGTCAACGTCAGCGGCGGCAACATCCTGCAGCCCGGCGGCGGCAGGCCGATGGGCCCGATGGGCGGCTTCGGTTCCGATGTCAGCGAGGTGAACCGTCAGACCGCTTACGCAGCAGCCGCCTACTGCTACGTGGCGATCCGCTACCGCATGCGGAAGTTCAGCGAGCCGTCGCTGATGGTCGTCGAGGAGGACCCGACGTCGGGCGCCGAGACCTACCTGCCCGATCATCCGCTGGCCGAGCTCCTCGCCAATCCGAGCCCGGACTTCGACATGGGCAGGCTACTCGCCAGGACGAAGGCCTATCTCGACGTCACGGGACAGGCGGTATGGGTCAAGGATCTGGGCAGGGCAGGCAACGTCGGCGCGCTGATGCCCTTCCACGGCGACGAGTTCACGGTTGAGCAGCGCGATGGCAGGATGCACGGCCTGTTCCGCCTCGACTCCGACCTCGTCGCCCGGGACAGGCGAACCAGGCTCCCCGAGGAGGTCGTGTTCTTCCAAGAGCTCGACCCGTTCGCGTGGAACACCGGGACGTCCCGGGTCGATGTCGCGCTCTCGTGGCTGAACCTTTCCGCCCAGGCCCTGGCCTCCACCCGCGACGTGCTGCGCAACGCGCTGTTCCCCTCCGTCATCGTCCAGGCCGATCCGAAGTGGAACCCCGATCCCGACGAATGGGAGAAGTTCAAGCAAGCCCTGGCGAAGTACGGCGATCGAGAGAACCGGGGCGGGCCGCTGGCCCTGTTGGGTGGGGGGAGCGCCACGAAGGTCAGTCTCTCGCTGAAGGATCTCGTGCCGAGCGAGGTGCTGGCCAGGGTCGAGTCGGTCGTCGCCGCCGTCTTCGGCATCCCCGCCGTCGTGCTGCAGTACCAGATCGGGATCGAGAACGCGCCGTGGTCCCAGATGGCCGAGGCGCGGCGCATGGCGTACGAAGACACGATCGAGCCCGAATGGCGAGAGTTCGAGACGGCGATCACCCGCCAGCTGCTGTGGGCCCCGCCGGCCCCGGGACGTCGGCCGACCGAGGAGAACCACAGTCGCTTCCTCCGGTTCGACACCTCGAAGATCCGCGCCCTGCAGAGCGACATCGCGGAGATGACCACCGTCGCTCAGGGCCAGAGCGAGATCGCCAGCCTCAACGAGCGCCGGAAGCTCGTGGGCCTGGACCCGTCGGACGATCCGCGGGCGGATGAGATCCCGGAGCTCCGCGCGCTCGACACGGCCAACAGCCAGCCCGAGGTCCCGCCGACCGGCTTCGAGAACCCGTTTGCCCAGGACGCCGGCACAGGCAACTCGCAGCCGAACGCCCAAACCGACCAGGGCGCACCGGGTTCTGACCAGGGCGCCGGGGGCACCGGCGACCAGAACCTGCCGAGCGCCGCGGATGAGGCGGCAGCGGCGGCCCAGGCCGCTCAGGCATCGGCGAGGCTCGAACGCCTGGAGACGAAAGGCCAGCGCTCGCTCCGCAAGGACCGGGTCTGGCACTCGTTCGATCTCGGCACGAAGCTGGCCACCGACCAATGGGAGAACCCCATCGCAGACGAGCTCGCCGTGCAGCGCGACACGATCGCGGGCATCGCCGAGCATGTGATAGGCAAGGCTGCCCGGGGCCCGATCGAGGTGAAGGCAGACTCCCTCGATCCGAAGCTCGTCGCGCAGTTCAAGCGCGCCGTGGACGAGTGGCTCAACACACGCGGCCAGGCCCGCATGAGGGCGATCGCCTATCCGCTCGTCATGAGCACCGCGAGCTCCGCCGTGCACGCGGTGGCCGGCGATCTGGGGCTGACGTTCCAGTTGCTGCAGCCCGGGCTGACCGACTATGCCGTGCAGGAGACGGTGTTCCTGGCCGGCGTGATGGGGAAGACCACAGGCGAGGCCGTCGCGGCCGAGGTGCAGGCCTCGATCGAAGCCGGCGACACGATCTCGAAGCTGGTGAAGAGGCTCCGCGATCTGCCGGCCTTCGACCGGACGCGAGCCAGGTTGACGGCGCGGACCGAGACGACCCGGGCGTGGAATGGTGCGCAGTTCCGGCAGGTCGATGCCTTCGCTCAGCGCACCGGGCAGAAGGCGATGAAGTCGTGGCTCACGGCAGGCGATGACCGCGTGCGACCCGAGCATGAGGACAACGAGGCGGACGGCTGGATCCCTCTCGACGAAACGTTCTCGAACGGTCTGGACGCACCGGGCGAGCCCAACTGCCGGTGCACTCTGCTCTACGAGTTTCGCTAGGAGGCGTTGATGGCCCAGGTGACGAAGCAACGGCTGATCCGAAGGATGGAGGTGAAGGCACTCGACCTCGACACCCGCACGTTCGAGGGCCTAGCCGCCACGTACGATCTCGATCTCCAGTGGGACGTGATCGAGCCCGGCTCGTTCAAGCAGACGATCCGGGACTGGAAGAAGAGCGGGGACATCCTGCCCCTGCTCGACAGCCACAGCTGGTTCAGCATCTTCGACACGATCGGCAAGCTGATCGATATCGAGGAGCGGGACAGCGGCCTGTGGACGAAGTGGAAGGTCATCCCCGGACCAAAGGGCGATGAGGTGCTGCAGCTGCTCAGCACCGAAAACGGCGGGCCGTTCATCGATCGCATGTCCATCGGCTACAATGCGCTCGACTGGCGCTACGCCGAGGATCCGGATACCGGGCAGGAGATCCGGTACCTGTCGAAGATCAGGCTCAACGAGGTCTCGCTGGTGCGGTTCCCCGCGAACCCCATGGCCATGACCGATCCGGATACCGTGAAGTCGCTGCTCACCCACGAGCTCACGGTGCTCGAACGCTTCGCAGGCCAGGCGCCGTCCGAGGTGAAGGACGCCATGAAGGACGTCCTGCGCGGGGCGATTCAGCGATGCGAGGACGGGAAGTGCGACCCGGACCCGAAGTCCCGCAAGCGCGAGACGAAGGACGATGGGGGAGAGCCCGCGAACAAGGGCGGTGGCGCGGCCCCCTACGAAGATCCCGACGGGGATCCCAACGCGCCCGATCGATCCAAGTTCGACCAGCTGCGGTTGCGTCAGCTGGACTTCCGTACCACACACAGAGGAGCGTTGACCAATGTCTGACGCCGTCGCAGATCGACAGAAGGACCTCGAAGCCATCATGGCCGAGGCGAAGAAGCTGCAGGACTTCTACGATGAGGTGGATCCCGAGACGAAGAAGAAGCGTCGGTGGGATCCCGAGGACCGTCAGACGTTCGAGCGCCTCTGTGAAGAGGGCGCCGAGCTCCAGGCGGACATCGAGGCCGAGTCCAAGTGGCGCGAGGTGGAGGCCCGGCAGCGCCAGATGCGCGAGGTGCCGGAGCCCACGCTTCCGACTCCCGGTGGCCGTGGTACCTCGAAGTACGATCGGGACAGCCGTGACGTCGCCGGTTACATCTCGATCGGCGACGCGGTGATCATGAGCGAGGCCTTCCAGAAGTTCGCTGCCAGCGAGTTCGCGACGGGGCACAGCGCCACCGTGCAGCTGGCGTGCGCGCTGAACGGAAAGAACGCGCTCGTGGGGCCCAACGGTCAGCCGCTGGTGCCTCTGAGCCGCGAGGGCCGGAAGATGTACGACCGGTTCGCGCAGTCGAAGCAGGCCAAGTCGGTTCCTTCCATCGGGACCGGGGTCATCGAGCCCGAGCGGCTCGCCCGGATCCCCCAGGTGAGCGCCGACGAGCGGCTGAGGATCCGCGACGTCATCAACACCGGGCAGACCGGTGCGGGGTCCGTGGAGTACGTGCGGCAGGACTCGGCTTCCAACCTGGCGGCCCCCACGGCCGCGGGCGTCGCGAAGCCGGAAGAGGACGTCACGTACTCCCTGCAGCAGACTCCCGTCCGCACGATCGCGGGCTGGATGCCGGTGCAGAACCAGCAGCTGGATGACTGGGCCCAGCTGCGGAGCCTGATCGACGGCCGGCTGCGGTATTCGGTGAGCCGCACCGAGGAGGAGCAGGTGCTGTACGGCGACGGCACCGCGCCGAACCTCGAAGGCCTGCTCGTGGTGTCGGGGACGAACGACATCGCCCTGAACGGGCGGTACAGCGCCGCCGACCACACCCTGATCGACGTGGTCCGGATGGGGATCACCGACGTCATGGTCAGCGGGTACGAGGCCAACGCCGTCGTGCTGCACCCGTACGACTGGGAGACCATCGTGCTCACCAAGGGCACGGACGACCGCTACGTCTGGGTCGTGATCACCGACAACAACGGGTCGAGGATCTGGGGCGTGCGCGTGGTCGAGGCCGTCGGTGCCGCGTCCCGCTCGACGGGGGCCCGCAACATCCTCGTCGGCGATTTCCAGATGGGCGCCCAGCTGCTCGATCGCATGCAGCTGACCGTGCAGATCGGCCTGGTGAACGATCAGTTCATCAAGAACATGCGGACGATCCTGGCCGAAGAGCGGATCGCCCTGCCGATCTACGCGCCCGCCGCGTTCGCGAAGTTCGAGACCGTCGCTGCGGGATCCTGATCCCAGGCGACCCGCCGCGTTCGCGAAGTTCGAGACCGTCGCTGCGGGATCCTGATCCCAGGCGACGAGCCGGGGTGGCGGGGTCAGGTCGTCGGATGGCCGGCCTGATTCCCGTCACCCCGCGCTGAGTGGTTGCATGCAACGTTGCCGCCATCCACCCTGACCGATCCTCGAAGGGAGAGCGACGATGCCCGAAGACCCCAAGAAGCGCCGCGCGCGGGAGCGTGCCAGGCACCAGGCGGACAACGCCAAGGCGATCGAAGAGGAGCGACGGTTCCGCGACATGAGCCCGGCCGAGCTCCAGCAGGCGATCGTCGAGGACCGGAGGAAGCGGCGCCAGCGCTTCCAAGAGGCGAACCGGAAGGCCGCCGCGAAGGAACAGCGAGCCGCCGTCATTGGCGAGGAGGCCGACCTTCGGCGCGTGAAGTCGCGGGCCGCCACCGAGCAGCAGGACAAGATGCTCCGCGCCGAGGGCCAGCAGGACAAGGCCGAGGGCGAGGAGGATCCCCAAGTGGACCCCACTTGGGAGGAGGGAGCGGGGTTCGAGTTCGTGGACGAGTCCGAGGGGACCGACGGCGACCCCATGGAAGACGCCACGGGTGAGGGTGAGGAAGAGGCCCCCCAGGCCGAAGATGGTCCGGGCGACGATGAAGAGGAGAAGCCCGCCTCGTGATCCCGCTCGTCCTGGCCTCGATCCCGCGCTCTGGCTCGACGTATCTGCTCCGCTCCATCTGCGGGCTGCAGGAAGGCCCGTACACGCCCCCCCACGTGGCCTCGACCTTCGGAATCACGAAGGTCCATAGGCCCTGGCCCGACGTCGAGCTCCCCGAGAACGCGCGGGCCCTGTTCCTGTTCGGCGATGTGGTGGACTGCGTCGTCAGCACCCGGCTGAACAGGTTCGAGGCGAATCACTTCGCCAACTGCGGAGCCGACTGGCCCCCGGCCGAGGATCTCTACGACGCCGACGTGCTCCACTACGAGGCGCTGTGGGACAGCTGGACGTCCGATCCCCCCATCCCGACCCTCGCTCTTCGATACGAGCAGCTTGGCTGCGCAGAGTGCCGGTCGGCCATCTCGTCGTTCATCGGGCGGCCGATCTGGTGGCTCCCGTGGCGTGCGAGGATGCACTACAAGCTCCAGCCCAACGAGCGGAGCAGGATCAGGAAGACGTACGCCAGCCTGATCGCGAAGGTCAGCGCGGCCGGCGAGCGCTGGGAGGTGGAGGCCGCGTGAACATCGTCCCACCCTTCCGCGGCGAGCTCGGCATCATGATCCGGTTCCACGTGCCGGCCGTCTATGCACTCGATCGACCGGTGACCGTGGCGCACGAGCGGGGATACGAGGCGCTGTACCCCGACTGCCAACGGGTCATCGTGCCGAAGAGGCCCGACCCGAGGCGCGGCTGGACGTATGCCCTGGACGACGCGTTCGTGAGCGACTGGAAGGCGAAGCTCATGAAGGACCACCCTGGCGCCACCCTCGTCATGCCTGACGATCGGGCAGAGGACAGGGCGGAGCGCAGGTTCGTCCCGGAGCCGTTCGTCGCTCAGCGGGGCGATGCGCCGGCACCGGACGTGATCGTGGCGCCGAGGAAGCGGAAGGTCGGGGTCGAGCGGAACTGGGATGCCTGGCCCCACGTGGCCACGGGCCTTCGGGCCGCGGGGTTGAGGGTCTTCGCCGCCGGAGCACAGGCGGCGTCGTATGAGGTGGCGGCGGACGAGAAGGCCTGGGATTACGAGCGCACGCTGGACGCGTGCATCGAGGCGATGCGCCAGGCGAAGCTGGTGGTCTCGACGGACGCGGGCCTGGCCCACCTCGCCGTGCTGTGTGGCACGCCGCTGCTGCTCATCGGGGCCGAGGACGGCAAGGCCGCACCCGGCACCTTCCAACGGGCGTCCATGCGCAAGCCGCAGCCTATGTGGCATATCCGCATGGACGAATACTACAACCGAGCCAACCACACCGGTTCTCTGATCGAGCTCATGGAGGATGGTTGGCGCCATCCGGCGGCTGTGGTGCAGCGCGCCGAGGAGCTTTGCAAATGAAGTACGAGCCGAGGCGCTACTGGGAGCGTCGAGCACAGAAGCAGGGCAGCACGTACGTGGGCTATCTCGGCGACCCTGCCGCGACCGACGATAACTACCGGCGGTTCGAGCCCCTGGTATCGATGCTGTTCCCCGACGAGATCGTGCGGGTGCTGGACTTCGGTTGCGGATCGGGCCGCTGGTCCGCGCTCCTCGCCGGCCGCGCCATGGAGTACGTGGGCGTGGACATCTCTCCCACCGGGCTGCAGTACGCCGGCGACCCGCCGAGCAACGGCCGGTATGTGCTCCTGAAGGACGATGCCCTGCCGTTCGAGGACGCATCGTTCGATGGCGCCGTGGCGCTGTGGGTGATCCAGCACACGCCGGACGCCGACTGGCTCGTCTGGGCCTCCGAGCTCCGACGCGTCCTGGCGCCCGGGGCCAAGATGCTCGTGATCGATGACCGCGAGGGCACCGCGGCCCACATGTTCCCGCGACCCCCCGAGGCCGTCGCCGATGCGCTGGGCTGCCGCATCGTGGTGATGGAGGACGAGGGACACCACTGGTGCGCCCTGCTCGTCCGCGAGGACGAGGACCGGCCCCCCGTGGAGCCCGCCGATCCCGAGCCCGAGCCCGAGCCCGAAGCAGAGCCGGAGCCCGAGGCCGAGCCCGAGGCCGAGCCCGAGGCCGAGCCCGAAGCCGAGCCCACCGAGACCCGGGAGCCTGACCAGGCCTTCGGGTTCCGGAGCGACGAGAACGGCTGATGGACCTGGGGATCGTCACGTGCTGCCGGAACTACGGTCGCTATCTGGACGACTGGGCGACGTCGCTGATCGCGATGACCCGCAGGCCGTCCATGGTGGGGATCGTGGACGCCGGCAGCACGGACGACTCGCCCAGGCTGATCGAGCGTGCAGCTGCGAAGCTCGAAGCAGCGGGGTTCAGGGTGCTGACCCGGAGGATCGAGACGCAGAACATCGGCCGGGGAAGGAACGCGGCCGTCGAGCTCGCCGACACCGAGTGGGTGCAGCACTTCGATTGCGACGACCAGGCCATGCCGCACATGATCGAGGAGTTCGAGCGATATGCGGACGAGGCCGACGTGATCGCCGCAGGCTATGAGCGGAGCGGCAATCTCGCGGCCGGGCCAAGAGCGCGCCGACGCGTGTACTCCAACACCCAGGGCGAGCAGACCCGGAAGAGCAAGGCGCCGGCCAGCGGCGTGAGCCCGTTCCGCAAGGCGCTCTGGGAGCAGCGGCCCTATCGAGAGGACATGCCGGGCGGTTGGGATACGGCCCTGTGGCTCGGCTTCTCCCACCTCGATCCTCCGGCGCGGTTCGTCGCCACGAAGAGGCCGGTCTTCTACTACCGGCAGCACGGTGACTCGATCTTCAACACACGGCGTGTCAGCCGCCGCCGCACCGTCATCGTCGGCAGGAAGCTGCACTCCATCCGCTCCGGGCATCAGGGGGTCAGCGTCATCGTGCCCTGGCGGCCGGACAATGGCCCGCGCGACCGGGCCTGGGACTGGATACGACGCCGCTATGCTGCGCTGCATCCTTGGTTCGAGGTCGTCGTGGGCACGTGCCCCGATGCGCACTGGCGGAAAGGTGTCGCCGTCGCCAGGGCGATCGAGCAGGCCAGCGGGTGGACGTTGGTCATCGCCGACGCAGACTGCTTCGTGAGCGCGAAGGCGTTGCGAGACAGCGTGGCCATCGTCGAGACGAACCCGGAGGTCAGCTGGGTCATCCCGCACGGCAAGGTCAACCGGCTCGACGAGGCTGCGACCGCCGAGGTCATGGCCGGTCCATTTGGCCGGAGGGACTTCACCGGGCTGGGCCTGCAGCGTGCCGCGTACGAGGGCTATCCGGGCGGCGGCATGCTGGTGATCGAGCGCTCGAAGTACGAGGCGTCCGGGGGGATCCCGTCGGTGTTCAAGGGCTGGGGTGCCGAGGACGAGGCGCTGTCGGTGATCCTCGATACGCTGGTACCCGGGCAGCGTGTCCGGCTCGGTCACGATCTGATCCACCTCTACCATCCCCAGCTGCGCCGGCTGAGCCATGATCGGTACCAGACCAATAGGCGGCTGTATCGAGCCATCGCGGAGCTCGAAGGGGAGCCGGACGAGCTCTGGGACCTGCTGGAAGGATGGCGAGAGGGTAGGACGGACGGACGGCCCCGGCGGCTCGACAACCGGGTGAGCCTGGTCGCGCTTCGGTCGTTCGAGATCGGCACAAGGCAACTGCAGCGAGGCGCCACGTTCAAGGCCACGATCGAGCATGCCAGGCGGTTGCTGGCCATGAGCGACCCGCCCGTTGCCCCCACCCGCGGCGGCAAGCTGCAGATGGCCGCCATCGAGAGAGACGAGCGGGCAAGGCGCACCGACTACCGCGCTCGACGTCTCGCCCTGGCGGGCCGGAAGACCCGCGAACGCGCAAACCGGGCGCCAGAAACCGTGGACCCGGGCGCTGCGCCTAACCTGACGCGAAGCGACTATGCTTGATCTCGATTCGGTAAAGGCCTGGCTCCGGAAGACGACGGACGACAGGGACGATGTGCTGGAGGCGCTGATCGCCAGGGCGCTCGATGCCGTGCAGCGCGCGCTCGACTGGTACTTCGGGGAGCCGCGGGACGCCGAGGAGATCCTGAACGGCAACGGCCGCACGACGCTGTTCCTCCGCCAGCCGCCGATCGACGATGACGTCACCGTCTACTACCGCACCGCCATCGGATACGCATGGACCGAGGTCGATGCGGATGACTTCGAGGTGGACGGGAGGAAGGTCGTCTGTGCCGGCGCGTGGTGGCCTGGCGTGCGCAACTATCGGTTCGTCTATCAGGAGGGCTTCGAGGAGATCCCGGGCGACGTCGAGCAGCTGGTGCTCGATCTCGTGAAGCGGAAGTGGAACGAGCCGACCCAGAGCAACGTGGTGTCCGAGTCGCTGGGCAGGTACAGCTACTCGCTCGGTGACGTGACGGCAGCCGCCAGCTGGACGGACGTCATGAACCACTGGAAGCGAGGGCGCGCATGAGCATCGCCCATCTGCTCGATCACAAAGCTGCCGTCTGGCGCAGAAGCGAGGCGACCCAGGATGAGTTCGGCGCTGTGGTGCCCGACTACGCCCTGGCGTACAACAACCTGGCGTGCGCGAGCGATGGCATGGCGACCGTACTCTCCCCGACAAGTCAGGGCACCCAGCCGAGCGGAGGTCGGACGCTCTACTTCGACATCGGCCCCGAGCTCCAGCGCCGCGATCTGATCGAGGTCTACGAGGGGCCCACGGCCCCGTTCGTCGTCGAGGTGCGCAGCTTCGATCCGTTCCGCGGCCACCATCTGGAGGTCGAGGGGGATGAGTGGAACGGCAAGCTGCCCAGCATCGAGGACGCGTCGTGATCAAGTTCAAGACCACCCGATGGGAAGGCATCAAGGGGCTCGATCGCAGGCTGCTGGCCCTGCTCAGACCGAAGGCAGAGCGCGCGGTGTTCGACGCGGCCCTGCACTATGCGAACGAGCTCAAGCGCACCCTGAGCGGCCGGAGATCCGGCCTGCCATACAAGGTTTCCAAGACGGGCGAGCTCCACATCGCCTCGGCGCCAGGCGAGCCGCCTGCCGTGCTGTTCGATCACTTACGTGGATCCGTCGGGTTCACGGATCCGAAGTGGAGCGGGCTGTCGATCGGGTCACTCGTCGGCCCCGGGCTGGGTGGCAGCGCGCAGGACCAAGACATCTCGCGAGCCTATGCGCCGCGGATGGAGTACGGCGGCTCCGACAGCCGAGGCGTCTACATCGCCCCGAGGCCCTACATGGCCCCGACGGCCGCACGCGTCGAGCCACAGATCGAGGTGATCTTCATGAGGGCGCTGTCATGAGATGGGACGACGTGTTCCGTGCCTTTGCCCGCGCGGCGAAGGCCGACGAGACCCTGGTGGGGATCCACGGCGCGGACGCGATCAAGGTCGCGTCGGGCTGGACAGAACAGGTGGTCCCCGGGCTGCAGTACCACGTGATCAGCGATCAGGGCAACCTCGAACTCTGGGAGCCGTGCATCGTGCAGGCGGACCAGTGGTGTGAGACCGTGTCGGAGCTCGCCCTGGGAGAGCGGGCGCTGAGGCGGCTGTTCGACCACGATGGCCCGGTGACCATCGAAGGCGTCTACTGCTACTCGTACTTCACCGACGGAGCCGAGTTGGGCGCGGCGCTCGGTCCAGATCGGAACAACTATTTCGGCCGCGCCACACGCTTCCGTATCGTTCCGATCAGGGAGTCGCTCCAGCGAGGCCGATCAGCCTGAAAACCCGAAGGAGGTAACCGATGGACTTCAATCTCATCAATCTGCAGGACGTTCTCCGGCAGATCGGCCGCGGCACGGTCTGGTATGCACACGACGGGACCGACGAGGCCGTGGGCGACCCGACCGTCTGGGACGCAGCTTCTCCGCTCCGCCTGGCGCAGCTGGGCGATACCGAGGGGGACATCTCGTTCAACCCGCAGGGCAGCGTCGCGACGCTCACGTTGCCGGAGCTCAGCGGCGACGCGATCCACGAAGCCATCTCGACGGGCGACAATCCGCAGCTGGACATCCCGCTGTTCCTGGCGGATCCGGATCTGCTCACCATCGTGTCGCCCGTGGGCCAGGCCGGCGGCGGCTATCTCCGGGTGCGCGACACGGAGAAGCGCACCATCGTGGTGTTCCCCGAGACGCTCTTCCGCGACGCCGCGAACGAGTATCAGACGCTGAGCTTCAGTGGTGGCGACTGGACGCTGAACGGCGCGGCTCTCGACGATGCGCACCAGACGCTGCTGGGTCGGGCGATTTGGATCTGGAGGGCGTACTTCGATCGGCCTGAGTCCTCGTTCCTCGGCGGCCATGGCGACGACGGCAAGAACATCGTGACCGTCAGCTGCCACGCCACGATCCATCCGGATCTGCCCGAGGGGCAGCGGTTGTTCACCATCGGTGATCCGGCGGACTACGCCATCGACATCGAAGGCGGCAGCTGATGCGGATCTTCCCTATCGAGCAGAGGGAGATGAAGCGGCGCTGGCGGGCGGCCGATCCCCGGCCGCTCGCCAGTCTGGACCGTCAGAGTCAGCCGCCACCGCGGAACCTTCAGGCGGTCCTCGACCTGAACGAGACCGTCTACATCCTGTTCCGTGGCAGGCAGTACGGCGTGCCGCCCGTTCCCTATCATGAAGGCGCTCGCATCCTCGACGCGTACCTGCGCGTCAACGCCATCGGCCCCGAGCTCACGCTGGAGAACCTCCCGCCCTATCGAGACGCGATCCACGAGCTCGCCGGCCTGCTCCGGAGGCGACTGCGCTCCGGGGGCTCCCCGATCCGGAGGCTGCTGTTCCGGGTCGGGTTCTTCAATCCCCTGAAGGACGCCACCGACGCCGACGTGATCGAGCTCGCGCGTTTTGTATCGGGGCGCCGGACGAGGTCCCTCGGCATCGAGGCCGTTCGACCGGCGCCCCGGACCTGATCGATGACCTGGCCACGTTCGTCCAGGCCCTGCCGACGTGGGTCGGCCCCGATGGCTTCCCGCTGTCGTGGCGCCATTACTCCTACGGCATGGCGCATCTCAACCGAGCGAAGGCCAGGGACCAGCTTCATCTCGCAGCCGCTACGCGCGCCGCATCATTCACGCGGAACGACTACATGAAGTGGCGCAAGGACGTGCAAAGAGGAGCGTAGGCCCATGCTGAAGCCGATCCAACAGCTTGTTCAGATGGTGCTGGACCGCCGCGCTGCGAAGCAGACGGAGCAAGGCGCGAAGGACTCCCTGGGGAAGATCGACAAGGGGATGAACCGCCTCGTCGAATCGGCGAAGCGGATCGGCGCGTACCTGATCGCCGCGTTCAGCGTGCGCGCCATCGGCAAGTTCATCAATGACGTCGAGGAGTCCAGGCGCACCCTGATCCGGCTGACAGGCGCGTCCGGTCAACTGCTCCGCACGCTGAAGCGGGATACGACGGCCGTGTTCCGCAGCGTGCCCGAGTCCATGGGCGAGGTGGCCACAGCGGTGGGTAACCTCAACACCCTGCTCCACGTCACCGATGAGCCGCTCCGGGTGATTACGAAGTCTGCACTCGACTTCGCCCGGGCGAACGACGTGAATGTGGCGAACGCCACCCTCACCGTCGGCCAGCTGCTGAACCGGTACGGGCTGAGTGCCGATGCCGCGGTGCCGCTCATGGACCGGCTGACCGTGGCCGGCCAGGCGACGGGGGCCAGCGTGACGGAGCTCGCCGAGCGGCTGCTGGAAACCGGGCCGACGCTCGCGCAGCTGGGCTTCAGTCTGAACCAACAGATCGCCCTGTTCAGCGAGTTCGAGCGGCGAGGCATCAAGACGACGGAAGCCGCCGCGGGCATGAACCGGGTGTTCACGAACCTCGCCCGGGAGGGCTTCACCGACGGGACGGCGGCGTTCGAGGAGTTCGTCCGCCGGATCAAAGCGGCGCCGAGCGACCTGGCGGCCGGTAGCATCGCCGCAGAGGCGTTCGGAAGCCGGGCCGGTGCGAAGATGGCCATCGACATCCGGGCCGGTGTCTTCGCGATCGACGATCTCACGGAGGCATTGCGCAATGCGGACGGAGCGCTGGCCGACACCGAGGAGCGCAGCCGCACGACCACCGACAGTCTGAAGACCGCCGCGAACGACCTGAAGGGCAGACTGGCCCCTGCCGTGAGCGTGGTGGCCGGCACCGTCCGGCTTCTGATCCGTGCCATCGATGGCATGGTGAAGGGCTGGGAAGACAGTGTCGAGACGGGGATCCGAACCTTCTACGAGGTCGAGCAGGCCGCGTTGAAGGCCTGGATCGCCATCAAAGGCACGTTCGGGTTCGACACCAGCAAAGCGGAGGCGAAGCTTCGCAACGTCACTCAACTGCTCGACGACCTGAAGGCGGAGGCCGACAAGGCGGGCGAAAGCGTCGCCAAGACCACGGCCCCGAGCGAGAAGGTGAAAGCCCAGTTCGATGTCCGTCAGGAGGCGCAGGGTCCCCCGACGAAGCAGGGCGATGCGGAAGCCGCCGCGAAGGCGCTGGCCGACGAGGCCGCCAGGATCCGTGAATCCGTGAAGACGCCGCAGGAGGTGTATGACGAGGAGATCCGGCGGCTCGCCGCCCACCTCCAGGCCAAGCGGATCACCGAGGAGACGTACAACCGGGCCACCGTCGCCGCCGCCCAGAAGCTGCAGGACGATCTGAAGAAGGTCGCCGGCGATACCGAGGACCCCGTGGCCGACGCGACCACGAAGATGAATCAGGCGCTCGCGCAGAACGCCACGTTCGCCGAGCTCCTGGGGAGCTCGTACGATCAGGCAGGGCAGAGGGTCTCGATCCTCACGACCGCGATGCAGGATCTCGTGGCCGCCGGCCTCGATCCGCAGGACGCCAGGCTGCAGGATCTGGCCAAGAGCCTCCGAACCGTGCAGCGCGAGGCCGACCTGAGCGCGCAGGCCCAAGAGCAGATGGCCGGCGTGGCGCAGACGGCCTCCGAGATCCTCAACGCAGCGTTCGGGGCGGGGATCGGGCAGCTGGCAGCCGGCAAGGCGAAGCAGGCCGCCCTGCTGGCCGCTGAGCAGGCCGTCATGGGGCTGATCGCCACGTTGAACCCTCTGACGGCCGCTCAGGCGGCCGGACACTACGCCGCGGCTGCCCAACTGACCGGCATCGCTGCCGGCTGGGCCGCTCTCGCCGGCGCGACCGGGGGGTTCAGCGCCCCGACGGCCGGAGGCGCGTCTGGGGCGCCTCCAGGCGCGCCGGGAGACATCGGCGGACCCCTCTCTGCCGCCTCGAATCCGATCGGCTCGGAGCTCAACGTCTTCTTCGAGGGGCCGGGGTTCGATGCCGTGAACCCGAGGGTCCAGCGTGTCGTGGCCGGCGCGACGCAGCTGCATGAAGAGCGGGCGGGCCCCAACACCCGCGTCCGCATCCATCGCACGAGGAACAATCCATGAGCCTCCCGAAGCGCTCCCGTTGGGTGTATGGGGCGAGCATCCGGACCGACTGGAGCATGACGCTGCCCCCCAGACCGTGGACGATGCTCTCGCCCACCGTAGGGGGCATGAGGAAGAGCGGCGCCGGCGTGCCGGCCTCGTACGTGGTCAGGCGCGATGCGGTGCTCTCGCTCACGCTGAGGTTCTGGGCATCCGAGTGGCCCGAGCTCCTCGCCATGCTGACCTGGGGCCAGTTGAGCGAGACGCTCACGTGGTATCCGGACGCCGACGAATCGGAGTCGTTCGAGGTGTGGCTGGACAGCCCCGCGGCGGGTGAGGAGATCAGCCCGAGCCGCGATTCCCAGTACCCGAACGTGATGGAGCTCGCGATCAGGATCCGGAAGGTGGACGGCACGGCCTGGGACATCGACTACTATGGCTGACTACGAGTTTCAGGCGGACTTCGCCGAGGGCGACGTGCAGGGCGCTTCGTACGACCTGCGACCCGACGCCGTGGTGCCGCTCGCCTCGTCCGCTCCCGGGCCGACCGCCATCGGCGACACGTCCCATGGCCTGACCTACAAGGGCTGGTACGTCAGGCAGGACAACGATGCCGGATCCGTGCTGGTGGGCGAGGTCGATCCATCGACGTCGGACTGGAAGGACGAAGTCGAGCTCTTCAGCTTCAGCGGCGCCGACATCGACATGATCTCCCTGTGCTTCGATGGGGACGGCTACCCCATCGTGGCCATGGAACGGGCGGGTTCGATCTGGATCCGGTACCGGGACGGCGGCTCCTACACGCTGACCGAGTTGGGTACAGGCACGGCACCCGCGCTGGTGACCAGGGCGCCCGACAGCGGACTGCGTCAGACGCTGCTCTTCTACGAGAAGGCCGGCGCGATCTCGTATCGAGCGGGCGAGGAGGCCTGGGCGGACGAGCATGACGCGGGCTACACCCTGCTCTCGAACGAGCGGCTATGGCGGGCGATCCTCGGCGGGTCAGGCAACAACCGGCTGCACCTCATCCTGTCGGTCCGAGATCCAGAGACCGGCACCTACACGCTGAAGCGCATCTCGGAGCCCGACACCTTCCTCGACGCGTTCTGTCTGGAGACTACGGGCGAGGCCGAGGTCATCGTCGATGGAGCAGACACGATCGTCATCTTCCGGGACGATGGCGAGCTCCGCACCACGTGCCTCGTAAGCCTCGATGCCGTGATCATCGCGGCCGGCGGTGATTCGGGGGGCGGAGGCCAGGCGGAGGACAGCGTCCTGTGGGTCAGCGAGGCCGGGTACGGGCTGGACCCGGAAAGCGATTCTGCTCCCTCGAACATGAGAGCGTCGGGCGGAGGTGATGGCGCATCGACCGATACCGATGGCGGAGGCGGCGGGTCAGGCGGCGGAGGCGGCGGGCAGAGCCCGAGCACCAACAGCATGTGGACGGCAGGCGGGGGCGGAGATCCTGAGCAGGGCTTCGGGGCCGGTGGCGGCCAGAGCACGTGGGGCCTGCTCTCCCCGCGCCGGGCAGCGTCGGGTGGCGGTGGAGGGTACGGAGGCAGGGGAACAGGCGGCACGGTGCTGCAGGGCGCTCCGAACGTCGCCGGGAAGGGCGGGATGGGGGCGGAGCTCGCTGGCTGGAGATGGAGCGGCCCGCGGGGCGGCAACGGCATCTTCCTCGAAGGCGATCCGAGCGTCACGTGCCCGGGCGGTGGTGGAGCGGGCGGCGTGCGGTTGATCTCGTCCCTCCTCGTGCCGGCCGGCCAGACGATCCCCGTCGAGGTCGGGCAGGGAGGACAGGGCGGCGCCAATGCAGGCGACGGCGGGTCGGCCGGAGGCGGAGGCGTCACGGGGATGGTGGCCATCAGGGTCAGGCGCGTCGATCTCGACGACATCGACTGGGCCGAGCTCTCCGGCGGGGACGAGTCGATCCTGAACGGCTATCAGTATTTCCGCTTCGAGGCCGACGATACGCTGAGCGTGACCACGCCGGGCAAGGTCGAGATCCTCGCCGTCGCCGGAGGAGGAGGCGGCGGGTCGGGCTGTGGCGGAGGAGGAGGAGGCGGCGACGTCCGAGAGGTGGAAGCCTACGTCGCCGAGGATCAGGACGTAACAGTCGGAGCAGGCGGCGCGGCGGGCAGCGCGGGGGGCGCGGGCGGTGATGGAGGGGACAGCAGCGTCGGCGATGTCGTGCTGGCGAAGGGCGGCGGAGGCGGCGCGGGTGAGCCGGCAAGCGCTGCAGGATCCCGAGCATCGGGCGGCGGCGGAGATGGCGACGGCGGAGCGGGCGGGGCAGGGATCGCGATGCGCGGCTATCCGGGCGGAGACGGCGGAGGGTACAGCCTGACGGCCGGCGGTGATGCGTTGAGCGCGGGAGGCGGAGGCGGCGCAGGCGAGCGCGGGGACCGGGGCGCGACGGTCGAGACCCAGGGCTCCGAGCTCGATGACGACTGGGAGCGGCCATCCTCGTTCGACCTGATCGTGGCCGACCAACAGCTGCGCGGGAACGAGACGACCGAGCAGGCCATGATCTCGAAGAACGTGGCCGCCGAGGACATGTTCGTTCAATGCCGGCAGGCGATCGCCACAACCCAGACGCTCATGGGCGTGATCGCCAGGGCGGAGCATCCGACGTCCGATCCCGATGAAGCGCCGACCGGCATCCGGTGCTGCTACCACCTCTACTACGGCCGGTTCTATATCGGGCCGAGCAGCTACGTCGGGTTCCCGGGCGGCGGTCTCGCGAAGCCGACCATCATCCAGCTGTGGGCGGAAGACAGCGTGCAGCAGGGCTCGATCCATATCGAGGGCGATGAAGCCGCGACGCTGGTGAGGCATTCGGCCACGATCGCAACCTACGACGGGCTGACCCGGTCGTGCGGTCCGTACATGGACCACAGCCCCCTCATCAATCGGTCGCAGGGCCTGTGGTCCGATTTCCTCGCCTGCAAGAGCCGGTACGTCGAGGTCGGGAACATGCCGTCAGGCGGGAGCGTCGAAGTGCTGAACGGCGACGGAGACGTGGTGGCGTCGGCGGCCGAGGCCGGAGGCACGGCGCTCGTGGATCTCACCATGTACGGCAACGGCAGCACGGGCGCGATCGAGGGCGTGCCGATCGATGGATTCCCCGCCATGCAGGCAAAGAACAGCGGCGGCGTGGTCGTCGCCTCGTTCCTGGGTCAAGTCTATCCGGGTGGCGAGTTCGACGTGGACGGATCCGATCTCACCATCCGCGTCGATTCGTCGGGCTCCGAGCCGGTGCCGATCACCGGCATCCTCATCCGGACCAGCTACAACGAGCTCACCCCGGGGCCCGAGAACGGCGATGGAGGAGACGGCGTCCTGGCCAACACCGATTTCGATGACGGTTCGGGCATCGGTGATTCGGACGGGTACCTGGGAGGCGGCGGGGGCGGAGGCGCAGAGCTCAGCGTCGCCGGTGCAGGCGGCAAGGGCGGGGCGGGGGATGGATCGGTAGGCGCGGGCATCGTGGGCGCGGGCGAAGCGCTGACGGGCGGAGGAGGTGGCGGGTCGGGGGACAACGCGCACGATGGCGGTGCAGGAGGCTCCGGGCTGATCATGGTCCGGACCCAGATCGCCAAGAAGCTCGCGACCGACGGGCTGCTGGTGAATCATGACGCCCAGGCTCTGACCGGACTGGCCCTGGACGACGTGATCGATGTCTGGCCGGACGAGGCCAACGGCTACGATCTCGGAAAGGTCGGCAGCCCGACGTACGATCCCGAGGGCATCAACGGACTGCCCGGGGTGAAGACGAGCGATGGTAACTACTTCGCCTATGCCGATGCCATCGTGAGCGGCATGGCAGCCGGCGAGGTCATGGCCATCATGTACCCCACCAACACCACGAACAACGGCAGCTGGAACTTCAGCGCGTGCGGTGCGGGTGAGCGGCATCCGGCCGGCACGAGGGTGTACGAGGGCTGGGGCCGGTCGAGCAGGATCCTAGTGCTCGACGTGTGGCCGGATTACATCCCGGAGATGACGCAGCCCCACTTGTACAACGTGCAGTCGGGGCCGGGCCTCTACGGCGTGAAGTTCAACCTCCGCCAGTATTACAGCAGCGTGGGAAATACGCCATCGTTCCTCGCGACGCCTCCGATCGTCGGCAAGTCGCTCGACGCGTACTACTTCAGGGGCCAGTGGGGTCAGCTGGTCGTCTGGTCGCGGATCCTCACGGACTTCGAGCGAGCGCAAGCCGAAGCCTACTTCAATGAACGCTGGGCGCTGGGACTCTAGCCATGGATCCGATCACGTTCGGTAGCGCCGTCAGCGAGTCGGGGCTGAGCGGCGTCACGTTCCCCCAGTTGGGCACGCCGTCGGTCTGGTATCTGGGGCCTTCCGCCCCGGCGGCCGTCAGCGAGGAGACGGATTCCCAGGCCGCGACGGTTCGCACGCTCCCGGAGGAGTCGGGGGCCGCGCTGGCGTCCAGGGTGCCAGGCGGGATGCAGGTCCGCATCGTGCTGAGCGGAGTGTGGGACGTGGTGCTGGTGGACTCGTTCGACGACATCTCGACGCCCGTCCCCGCGTGCGCGCTCGTCCTTCAGGTCTACGAGGACGACGGCGAGACGCTCGCGTGGGAGGTGGGCACGAGCCCGACCCACGACAACCCGTACCTCTGCCAGCCCGAAAACTACGGGGAACAGGAGCTCGACTTCACCGCGGGCGCCGCCACGATCGGGCAGGTCGAGGTGATGGTCATCGACAAGGCACAGATAGTCGGCGATCAGGCCAGCGGCTGGATGACCGAACGGCTCAGCATCGAAGGCATCACAGCGATTCACGGCCGGCGGTGCCGCCTGCTCCGCTACATCTCGTCAGGCTTCGGATACGTGGTGATCGCCGATGGGCCCGCAGGGTCGCCGTCCCTCGATTCGTCCTACTCAGCGTTCCGCTGGACGATCCGCGACACCAGAGAGACCGAGCGGAAGATACGCGCATTCAGCAACTTCCCCGTCAACGTCAGCGCGTTCCCGCGGGGCGTGCTGGAGCCGTGGGGCTCGAAGGGCGATGGGACCTACCTGCTCAACGAGGTCACCCCGTTGACCGGTGAATACGTGATCGAAGGGGACATACACTATCTCAACCTCGATGCCTACTTCTCGGGTGACGTCGAGGATCCCGACACGGTCGCCGATGACGAGGTGATCCTGACCGACGTGCTCCGGGACACGGGCGAGCCGACGAGCAGCGAGTTCCTCTACACGGAGCATATCGTCACGTACGACGAGTATGGCTACGTGGACAGGGATGAGTATCGAGACTTCTACAAGCTGACGTACGGCGATCTGAAGCTTCAGTGGCGCGAGGTCGGCGAGGAGGCCTGGAACGACGTCGCGGAGCTCTCGCGAGTGGTCTACCAATTCGGGTACACCAACTTCTGGGACCAGGGCAAGCACACGGTGAAGAACAGCACAGGCGACACCGTGAAGGCGATGGGCAGCCTGTATCCCGGGAGCTCGTTCGATACTGGCCTGGCGTCCGGCACCTCGATTGAGTTCCGGGTGCTCTACACCGGCACCGTGAGCGAGGACTACCCGTTCTATCTGGAGACGACGTCGGGCCAGCTGCTGAAGGATCTCTACGATGGCGTCTATTCTCCGCGCGATCCGCTCACCGGCGAGATCGTGCCCACAGGGATCCGCTACGATGCGTCGGCCGTACTGGCAATGACCGATCCCGTGCGGATGCGCATAACCGATGCGGTAGACGATCTCAGAGACTGGACGGAGAAGAACATCTATGCCCCGAGCGGCTGGGTGCCGGCGCTCGACAACCAGCTGCGCATCAGTCCGGTGAGCCAGGTCATGCCGGAGGACACCGCGGACCTGATGGAGATCAGCGACGAGATCACGGAGCCGGTGGCCGACTGGGATGCTGGCGAGCTCATCGTCAACGCGCTGAGCCTGAAGTACCCGCGGTTCTACCTGGGCGGCGACGCGCCGGATGGCGTCGCGATCCGGGACGTGACGATCGAGTTCGACGACGAGGCCAGTCTGGCGCTGTACGATGAACAGCGCCTCGACCTTGAGACAGTGGTCTTCGGAGCCGTCGGCGATGCGGATGGTGCGACGATCCTCGGCCTGCCCAACGAGACCGGCTACCAGCTGGCGCAGGACAGGAAGCTGTATGTGTTCAATCGGTATCGGTACGGCGCGCAGGCCGTGCGGGTGCCGGTGATCCGGAGTCTGCATCTCGGGGTACCTGAGTTGCTGACCCACTACTCGGCGCTGCTGAGGCCCGGCGGGTGGGTCCGATTCACCCTCAGCTGGATCCCGGACTATGCCCTGCAGCGACGCGGGGCCTCGATGCTCGGGCAGATCATTGCAATCGCCGACGAGGATTGCGCCTGGCGCACCCTGACGATCGAAGAGGTACTTCCCCTTCCGACGGAGTCTTGATGTATGCGAGCCGCTTTCTGACGAAGCTGGCCAGCCCCCCATGGCCGGTGAAGGTAGCGAGCGTCTTTGCCGCAATGGACGTCGTCCTCCACGACGCGTTCTTTGCCGCATGGATCGTGCTCGTGGTGGCGAATACGGCCGACTGGCTTGCCGGCCGGCTGGCCGCCAGGGCGCTCGGAGTGTTCAAAGCCAAGCGCTCCCGGGAAGGTCTCGTCTCGAAGGGCATCGCGCTGACCGTCGTCGCCCTGCTTCGCTCGGCGGAAGCCGTGGTGGCCAGGGTCGTGCCGCATGAAATGAGCACGGACGGGCTGATCGCGGTTGCTATTACCCTGCTCCTCATCTACGAGGATATCGAGTCGCTGGACAGGCACCGTCAAACGCTAGGATCCCCACCGATCCCGCTGCTCTCGTGGGGGCTGAAGAAGCTCCGCCAGATGACGGGCGGCGACCGCAGGAAGGAAGACGTCGGGCCCCCGGACGGCATGAAGGAACGCAGAGGGCGAGGCCGCGGCGGCCATCTGATCAAAGGGCACGACTGAATGCTCAAGACCTACTGGATGGAGCCGACCGGGAGCGTCCGGGTGCTGCTCCATCGATCGAGCGAGAAGCGGTGCCGCGCCACGGGCCACACATGCGAGGCGACCTTGATGGCCGAGCGGGAGGGGCAGGCCTCGCGGTGGCTGGCGCCCGAGCTCGTCGGCGCGCACGTCGGCGCCACCAAGGCGGTACCGCAGGACGATCCACGATGGCCCACCGTCTGCTCGAAGTGCGGCGAGCCGCTGCCCGCGGACGCCGAGCACCATCTGATCATCGACCGGCTCTACTCGGGCTCGCCCGACGGCCGATTGCTGACGATCGGAGAGTTCAAGCCGGGAGCTACCTGGGACGCGTTCTGGATGCCCGAACACATGAAGGGGCCGGATGGGATCTCGATGATGTGCATCCTGCCCAACGGTCTGCCGTGGCTCGTCGATGGCAAGGCGAGCAACTGCACGAGACCGAAGGACAAAAAGCATCGGTGCTGGGTCCGCGAGGGTGACCCCCGCAAAGCGAACGTCACAGCGGGCAAGAAGGGCGACACGTGCAGCGCCGGCGCCGGCTCGATCCAGGCGGGCAACTATCACGGGTTCCTGCGCAACGGGATCCTCACGTGAGAAAGCGCCAGGCGTATCCCTCCAACGATCTGAGGGTCTATACGCGGCGGGTCCTGAAATGGCTGCGCGATATGGGCGGCCCCGATCCCCAGCTGGAAGACGAGATACTGAAGGCCGTCGGGGTGCACCAGCATCGAGACGTGCTAACCGGCGCCCTGTACCGCGTGCTCGAAGTGGCCACGTGCACGTGCCGGAAGCTGCCCCATGACCAATATTGTCCGCTGATCCAGCGGGCGCGCATGGACCGCTATGCCTGGCACACGTTCATGGTCGCCCGAGCTCGCCCCAACCCGAAGGAGGTAGACGATGAAGCCGCTGCGACACGTTCTGGGCTGCATGCTCATGCTGATGTGCCTCGCCCCACCGGTGCAGGCCCAGACGGTGAGCGACACCGCGAGCGTCGAGATCCAGGGAGCACTCGAACGCGTGGCGATCGATTCGCTCTACGCCCGAGGCCCCTGGCAGGTCGGAGACACGATCCATTTCAGGGCGACGGCGTTTGACGCGGACGGCGATACCGTCATGGCCATGCTCACGTGGGCGAGCTCCGATACGCTCACGCTCAAGTTCATCGACCCGGCCGCCGGCACCGCCGTCGCGCTCCGCAAGGCCAGGGGCAACGAGGCCGTGCGCATCTACGTGATGGCCCAAGAAGTCGATGCCGTGCGGGTCGGCTGGTTCAACGTGACCGATGGCCCCGGGACGATGCATTGGGACAAGGACGTCCAGCTCACGGCGATCGGCGAGCAAGCGCAGCTATGCGGCTATCTGCTCTATCAGGGCCGCGTCGTAGCGCAGAACCAGGCGCCGCCGCCCGGCGCCCAGTGCCCGTACGCGTTCGGCGGGCCCGTGCCCCTGGAGCAGCAGGTCAATAACTACGAGGAGCGGTGGCGACCGCTGTTCCCCGATCAGTGGCTCATGTACGGGTTCAAGCAGCTGATGGACAGGGTCGGCGAGAGGTGACCATGGAAACCGAAGGCGGGAAGCCGATGAACGAGGATCGAAGCGGCCAGAAGGCCGCCACAGAAGTAGTGAGCAGCATACGCGATCGGATCGTGGAGCTCCGGAGGGTGCCGTTCCGCCTCAACATCGATGCCGCGGCGGACGAAATCCTCGCGACCCGCATCTCACGGCCGAAGACATGGAGAGACATCCAGTGAGTGCCTGGACTGATTATTCTCACGACGGGTACTGCAGGTTCATCGACGAGCTACGCGCAGAGCACGAGATGCTCACCATCAGCGAATGGCTCGATGGCGAGCGGCCAGATCGATACGCCGTCCTCCGCCACGACATCGAGCAGGACGTAGTGCCGGCCCTATGGCTTGCCGAGTTCGATGCCGGAGTTGGCGTCCGAAGCACCTTCTTCGTGCGGGTCGATGGCCCGTACAATCCCTTCGAGGCACGTACCGCACAGCGCCTCGCGATCATTGTCAGTCTGGGGCACGAGCTCGCCCTACACTACGACGCAGCGCCGTCCGCGAGGCCGGAGCTTCTGCAGGCGTATGCGGCCGCTCTGCAGGAAAGGTTCGGGACGCCGATCCGCACGATGGCCGCGCACAACCCGACGCTCCATGGCCCGTCCGCGGCACTTGAGGTGCCTGGTCTGATGAACGTCTATCGGTCTCCGCTCTTCAGCGGCGAGGACATCACCTACGTGAGCGACTCATTGCAGGCGTGGCGCATCGACCCTCATGAAGCGTTGGCGCTGAAAAAGCTGCACGTCCTCCTCCACCCGGAATATTGGACCCCCGACGGAGCCCCGTGGGACGAGTCACTGGCGCGCTGCGTCAAGCGCCAGGCCGCCGAGACGATGAACTGTGCGCAGAAGGGCATCGCACAGGCGAAGGAGAATCTCGCGTTGCGCGAGGAACGGGATGCGCTCTTCAGGATGGCCGTTACCCGGGAATGAAGCTGCTGCTCAGAGCCTGGACCAACCCACGGGTCAGGCGCATTACCTATGCGTTCCCAGCGCTGCAGCCCTACAGGCCCGTCTTCGTGGTCGGCTGCTACAACAGCGGGACCACCTTGCTCCGCAAGCTGATAGGCCGCCATCCCGATACCTGCATGATCCCATGGGAAGGCGCGAGGTTCTCCGAGGTGCTCACAAGGCCCGAGGATCTGGGATGGGTGCGCATGTGGTGGCAATGCGAAGCCTACGTCCGAAAGGTTGCCAGGTCTCAGCCTCTCATCGCCGAGCGCCTCATGGCCGATTGGATGCCATGGATCTGCCGGGGGGGGATCCTCGTCGAAAAGTCAGTCTCGAACGTCCCCAGGATGGGCTGGCTCAGCGCCAACTTCCCCGGGGCCCGCTTCGTGGGGATAAGCAGAGACCCAATCCCCGTCGTCGAAGGGATTCTCCGCCGTGCCAAGCCGCGAGGTGGTGCACTCGCCCAGCTACGGTCCGCCGGCTATGAGTCGTACACCGCCCTGATGGCGGCCGCGCAATGGAAGCGTTCGGTGGAGCTCATGCACCTTGAGGCCGCGTCGCTGGGGAAAGGGGCCTGGTGCCACATCACGTACGAGGATCTCGTGCGGGATCCCCAGGGCATCATGGACGGCGTCTTCTCGTTCCTGAATCTCCGCCCGATCACCGTGCCGAAGCCTAGGCGCCACGACAACGCTGCCAGCGCGGCCCGCCTCCCATCCGAGATCCGGGCAGACATTCTCCGCTTCGTCCACAGCTAATGCGCCGCGGCAACCCCCCAGGGCCCCCCAGGGCCCCCCAGGGCCCCAGAACCCCAGGGCCCCCCAGGGCCCCCCAGGGCCCCCAGGGCCCCCAGGGCCCCCCAGGCCCCCCCCACCAGGGCCTCTAAGTCCTTACGTCCCAATAGGTTACGGCATTTTAGCCAGGGATTTTCACCCCCCCCAGGCCCCATCCCCAGGCCCCTAAGTCCTTACGTCACAACGGTTTATAGGGCTGGACCCCCCCATCCTTATACTGTATGTTTCAGTAGGGCCCACCAGGGCCCACCAGGGGGGCCGCAGGGCCCACCAGGCGCCACCAGGGCCCCATGGCCCACAGACAGGGGAAACCAGAAGATGCCAGCACGGGGACTCGGGAGCGGATACCAGGGGATGAACTGGATCCGGCAGAGCACGAGATTGGCGCTTTATCTGCGCGATGGGTTGGCCTGCGCGTACTGCGGCGAGGGCATCGAGGACGGCGCACAGCTGACCCTGGATCACATCAAATGCCATACCCATGGTGGATCGAACCGGCCGACCAACCTGCTCACGTGCTGCAAGCGCTGCAATTCATCTCGCGGCAAGCGAAGCGTCAGCCGGTTCGTGAAGGACGAGTGGGACGCGCAGAGCGCGAAGTGGATCCTCCGCCATGTGCGCGAGTGCCTGCGCCGGAAGCTCCCCAGGGCCCAGGCCAGAGACATGATCGAGCGGCGCGGCAGCGTGAAGCGCGTACTGAAGTGGACGGCCGCACGGTAACCATGCCGGCAGCCGGGTTCGAGCCCCGGTAGCTGCCATAGCAGGACCGCACGACGCGGGAAGGTGGACAAGGCCACTAGTTGGTAACTCCACCAGCACGACCCGCCAGCATCAGACGGGATGTCCGGAGGGCCCAGGGTGACGCCACCAACGCTCCGGAAACAGGTGAACCGAGATCGGGCAAGGGCGCGCAGCGGACGGGAGCTCCCATCCTGCGGAGCCGCGCAGCACAAGACGCCCGACCGATCGAGGAGTCACGACCACCCAAGGCACGCCGCCGCGGACCCCGGTGAGTAGCGACATCGAAGCCGGTAGCCGATGGCCCGTCGCGGCCTCTGCGCACGAGGGTGGACAGGTCGAGTGAGATCAGGGAACGCCAGGGAGAGGCCCGGCGGATCCCTTCGCCACCAGCACATCGTCGGAGCGATGGAGCTATGCGCACCGGCCCGGTCGGACGGCAGACAAGCCCCGACCTGCAAGGCCACGAACCGCGCTGGGTGAAGGCCCGACCGACACGGACCCAGGACAGTCTAGCCAACTGGACCGCGATCCCCGATTAGCGAGCGAGCCGGGTAACCATGCCCGCCATGGTGGCACGAGGCCACCCGCTCGCGTGAGGTGGTGGACGCGACGCAACACAACACACAACCGATGGAGGGTGCAATGATTCCACGCACGAAGAACGGCATGAATAGCTTCGAGTGCATCTCCGCGATGCAGAAGCACATCAGGCGAGGCGAAGAAGAGAAGGCGGTGCACTTCGCTCTTGAGATGGCGATGTCGAGCACGGCCTTCTGTACCAGGGTGCTCAACCGCCTGATCGTGATCGCCCAGGAAGATGTGGGCCTGGGAGACATGGCCACGGTCACCTACGTCCTCGCGACAGTCGAGGGCGCACGCCAGATCCGCTCGAAGGGTCAGCCCAACCGAGCAAACGTCTCCATCACAAACGCCGTCATGGCGCTGAGCCGAGCGCAGAAGAGCAGATCCGGCAACTGGCTGTCCGCGATCTCCGCAGATAAAGTGCAGAGAGGCGAGAAGCCCGAGATCGAAGATTGGGTGCTCGACAAGCATACGGCAGCCGGAAAGCGCATGGGTCGAGGGTTCGAGCACTTCATCTCCAATCTCAAGCTGGTGCCGAGCCCGCATCGCCCAGAGAAGTACGAGCGCCAGGGCATCGCGGTCCGGCGCCGACAAGAGGCCGAGACCAAGGGAGGCGGCGACCTGTTCGACGAACGATGAAGCGAATGCACAGATGGATGAGCGAGGTGGTGGACGCCGTCTTCCGGATCCTGGGAGGCGGCGGCATCGCCCGATGGTAGAGGCTCTCACGAGCCTCGAAGACGTGGTGGCCATCCCCTGGCCGCCTGACATGCGAACCACGCGCGGACGCGCGACCAACGCAGAGGGTTCCCAATGCAGACCGAAGACTATTTCAAAGAGGGCATGAGCGACGAGACCCGAAAGGCGATCGCGGTTCACCTCAGTCACTTCCGGAGCCGAGTGAGCCGGAACAACAAGAGGCTGGCGAACGGCCTCCGACGCCACATCTACTCCGCCTCGAAGGCGAACCGAGAGCGCTACGGACAGACCTCCGAGCACTTCACCTTCACGTTCAGCCCCGACGCCGACCCGGGGCGAGTGAGCGACACCCTGGCGACCCTCCAGAAGCTGGGCGTAGAGGGTCACGCCCTGACGCTGGTCTGAGGCGCACGCCTCGCCAATCCACCCGAACCACCCTGCAGGAGCGATCGAACCATGAAGCCGTCCAACATCACGAAGTTGCTGGAGCAGACGATCCCGGCCGCTCACCCCGTCCTCTTGGTGGGGGCCCCAGGAGTTGGCAAGTCGGACATCGTCGAGCAGGCCACGGCAGCCGCCGGGGCCGACCTGATCATCTCCCATCCGGCCGTCGCGGATCCGACCGACGCGAAGGGACTGCCCTGGATCGCGAAGGACGCCAAGAGCGCGACGTTCCTCCCCTTCGGTGAGCTCAGCATGGCGCTGAAGGCGAAGAAGCGCACGGTCTGGTTTCTCGACGATCTCGGGCAGGCGACGCCGGCGGTGCAAGCCTCCTTCATGCAGCTACTGCTCGCCCGCCGAGTGAACGGCCACGTGCTGCCCGACCACATCTCCTTCATCGCAGCCACGAACCGCCGGACGGACCGCGCCGCGGTCGCCGGGATCCTCGAACCGGTGAAGAGCCGCTTCACCACCATCGTCCAACTCGATCCGGACCTGAACGACTGGTGCTCCTGGGCCATCGATCATGACGTGCCGCCGGAGTTGATCGCCTTTCTGCGCTTCCGCTCTGACCTCCTCTGCAAGTTTGAGGCGTCGGCGGACCTGACCAACAGCCCGGTGCCCAGGACGTGGGCGAACGTCGGAAAGATCCTGGGCATGGATCTTCCCCGGGGGGTGCAGTACGACGCGATCTGCGGCGCAGTCGGC